CCCCCCCCCCCCCCCCATCAAAATACATGCCACCTTGCGCCTGCTGCTCTCCTGCGGCTGATTTATCTGCCGAGGCTTACGCAACGCTGCGTGTCGCCTATTTGCTAGCGGTCTCTGTTCGAGATGGGGCAGCAGACGGGGCGCAGATCACCTATTACAGCAATGGTCGTCCTGTTGTTGCGTATCAGGCTGGGTCTGCGTATCGCGTAGGGGATTCAGCGGCGATCATCGCTTCCCGGTTCCAGTGGCAGGATTAAGCTGGTGCAAATGCTCAGCCCTCGCTTCAGGGGTGTCGTATTCGTCCCAGCCTGGAAGTTCTGGAAGTAATTCGCCCTTTCGGATCAAGCCTTGAACCTCTGTGCTGAGCGGCTCATCAAGGTGCGAGCGATATTCGGAGGGCACTGAAGCTTGGCCCGATAGTGCAGCGCTCAATCGCGCCTCAAGCGCTGCGCGGCTAGGGTAGGCGATGACTTCCATCGGGACATTTCCGAGGGCAAGCAGCCCCTCTAGCGCACTCAGGATTTGTGCGGCTGTGGCTGATTTGGCCGTGATCGTCCGCGCAGGTTCAGCAGTCGGCGTGTGGTCACCAGGCTTTCGCGGGCCTTTGCCTTCGGCGAGCCAAAGAGCGTTTACGCCATAAATCGAAGCGAACTTAGTAATGTGAGATGTTGCTTTCGCTCCGCCATTCTCGAGTGCGGATAGCGACGGCTGCTTCATTCCTGCGGATTTAGCAGCCTCTCCTTGAGACAGACCGGCAGCAAGACGAGCATTTTTTAAGCGCTTGGCGAGAGTTTCCATTCTCGTATTGTCGTTCCGATGATCATTTGTATTTCTATTGACTTGCTTATAGATATATCTATACTTGCGGTCATGAACTGGAAAAAACTCATCATTGAATTGGCGGAATGGGGCTGGACTCAGGCCGCTATCGCGGACGTTGTGCAGGTTAAGCAACCCACTATTGCCGGCATCCTGGCTGGAGAACATGCCGAAATGCGCTGGAGTAACGGGGAGCGTCTCCGCAAGCTGCATCTTCGCGAATCACGCAAGCACAAGGCGACCTCCTAATGCGCCCGAACCCGGCTCGCCACATGCTCGCGCATCCGCTCAATCGCGGCGTGTGTTCCGGGCGTTGGCAGTCTGGCCCCAAGCAGCACATCCAGCTCAACGAGCAGCGCCTGCCCAATCTCGGGATGGCGAATCACCAGCACATCCAGCAGCAACTGAAATCCGATGTCGATCGCGAGGGCGGCTTCTCCGAAGCTTGTTTCGTGAAAGCTCACGTCTTTTTCTCCTGCCGGCGCATTGCCGGCGCTATGCCGAGCCTTTGACTGGCCCGGATTTTTGACAGGAACAGCATCATGAAAACAGATTGCCTTTCTATTCGCGCCATGCGCAATGGCCGAACTCAGCCGACGGGGAAGCTTACCGAGCAGATGCGTTTCTACTGCGGAGAGGATCTTCGCGGGGCGATCGCACATGCCGCCATTGAGGCATCTAAAACAGCCTCCGAAAGCCTCCGAATCGTCGTAGAGACGACCTATTTCGGCCATCTCCATCAATTGCGTCTCGCTGTGTCGAAGTCCGAGCTTGACCCGATGTCAGCGCCGACGGTTGCCGTGAGTGAGGCGATAGCGGCATTAGCGTGTGCCGCTGGGATTCCAACGGCTGAGTATGTCGATCAAGTCCTGTCTGAGCATGCGTTTGGTGTTTTCCATGCTCAAAGGTTAGCAAGCAAAAACGATTGATTGAAGGGCTTGAATAAGCCCTCCCGATCCTGGATCGCCTAGACATGACGAAACCCATGCCATCAATTTTTGAACAACTTATGTCCTGCGCCGCGCATGCGGCATCCCGAGAGCCAAACCGGCGATGGGTCGGAAGTATTCGTGGCCCCGGTGTCGTTCAAGGATCGGCGACTGATGAGGTCTTGAAGGTCTTGGCAGGCATTTACCCAGGAACGGCGACGCATAGCGAACTGATGTCAAAGACAGGGTTTGCGAGAGGGGCGGTGTGCTGGGCGCTTCACTACCTGGCGGAGCGTGAATTGATCAAGGTGTTTGGAGATTCTAGAAACGTTCGCTACCAGCGCTACCAGTCAATCCCCGGTGCTGAAGTCACGTACACCAACTGTTGAGGCAAAGACATGACACTAATTCAATTGATCGCAATGACTTCAGGATGGGCGCTCGCGCTCATTGTAGGAGGGTGTCTGGCCGTCGAAATGTCGATGCGCCTGACCGCCGAGGAGGAAGCAGAAGAGGCCCGCGAGAAGCTTGCAAAACTCACAGCGCCGTACTGGCCAAGCGAAGAGCTGCGCCAGCAGTTTGAACGCGAGTGTGCGTGATGCGAACCGCCGTCAGAGAAACATCAATCCGGGCATTTCATGGCCATACAGGAAAGCTGACGCAGTGTGAGCGAATCCTGGCGCTGATTGATTCGGGCCGTGGCTCGTGGTCGATTGGCGAGGTTGCAGCGGCGCTGGGTATGGAGAAAAGCACCGTTTCTGCGCGACTCAATAGCCTGTTGCACGACGGCTTGCTGGTCGAGCGCACAGAACGCAAGGACAAGATTTCAGGCATTACGGTGCGCCCGGTAGGCCGCCCGCAAGTGCAGGCTGATTTGTTTGGGGGTGTGCAGTGAATTACTACCCCTTCCACATTGGCGACTATTTGAGCGCCACCCGGCATTTGAGCTGGGAAGAGGACGCGGCGTATCGTCGCCTGCTGGATACCTACTACACCAACGAGAAGCCGCTGCCGGTTGAGTTGCGCGCAGTGTGCCGCCTTGTGCTTGCTCAGACGGAAACGCAGCGAGAGGCCGTCGATGTCGTACTGAATGAGTTCTTTGAACTCACGCCAGACGGCTGGATCAATCATCGCGCAGATGGCGAGATTGAGAAGATGCAGGCTCTGCAGCAGAAGCAGCGCGACAAAGCAAACAAGCGGTGGCAGAAGCCGCAAGCAGAACACGGCAATGCACCGGGAATGCCGCAGCACGAAATTGAAGATGCTGCGGCACCAAAAACTTGCGCAGGTGCAATGCCACCAACACCAACACCAACACCAACACCAATACCAATACCATTAAAAGAAGAAGAACAAAAGATAGCCTCGCCTGCGGCTCAGCCGTCACCTTCCCCGAAGGCAAAGCGATTTGATCCGCAGGCCCACATCGAAGGCTTGGGCGTGCAGCCCGGCATCGTGTCCGATTGGCTGGCGCTGCGGAAGGCGAAGAAGGCGACTGTTACCGAAACCGCCGTGTCTGGCATTGCATCCGAAGCTCTGAAAGCTGGTGTTTCGCTGGAAGCCGCCTTGGCGACCTGCTGCGCCCGTGGCTGGTCAGGCTTCAAAGCTGAGTGGCTGCTGAACGACAAACAGCGCCAGCAAGGCCCACAAGGCTCTCCGACGAGCTTCAACAATCGCATTGCCAGCGGCGCTGCGACGATCATGCGAGGGCTTGAGCAATGAGCCTGCCATCCACGCAACTGACCGAACGCGCCCCGATGCCCGCCAAGTGGGTGAGCCGCATCTTTGCCGAGCTGCAAGGCAACTACGGCAGCAAGTTTCTGAGCATGTGGGCTACCGGAGAAGTCCTTCCGAATGGATCTGACGCCGGCCTGTCGATTGCCATGCAGGTGTGGGGCCAGAAGTTGGCCGGGTTCTCAGACAAGCCGGAGGCGATCAAGGCCGTGCTGTCGAACCTGCCCGCATTCCCGCCGACGCTACCCGAGTTCGTAGCCCTGTGCCGCGCCCAGGCTCAGCAGAAGCCGATTGAAGCCCGCATCGCCTACACGCCGACCGCCGAAGAAATGGCGAAGGCGCAAGAGGTGATCGAGAAGGCTTCAGAAAAAGTCAGATCAACGAACGGCGCGCCTGACCCGCTGCGCTGGTGCCGGAAGCCCGGCAGCCACATTGCTATGGAGGCAATCTTGGATGAAGTGAAGAACAGGAAAAACACGCTGCTGGCCGGCGTGCTGCGCGAGCTGATCGCAGAAGGAATTTGCACGCCTGAAGGCAAGCTGCTGCGGATGTGGGTTGATGGTGCGTGGGTGAATTGCGGGAGGGCTGCAGCATGAACGCAAACCAGTCCGCCCAGCAGTTACGCCTCGCACTGGCCGCGCAGCCAGCAACCGCAAAAGCACTGCAAGCGATCACCGGCATGCCCGAGCGCACGGTGCGCAGCTATCTGCAGATGTTGAGCCAGTCCCGCCAGATTCGCCCAGCCGGGCGCGCCAAGACCGGCAAGCGAGGAATGAGTTCGATTGTTTGGGGGGCGGTATGACATGGCTTTACATACCATCGAGCTTTGCAGCGGAGTCGGAATGCTGGGCGAAGGACTGCGAGCCGGGCTCAGACACATGGGCATCGAGACTCGCACCGTTTGCCACGTTGAACGGGAAGCTTACGCAGCCGCGGTACTGGCGGAAAGAATCGAAGAAGGCAGCTTGGATTCGGCTCCTGTCTGGAGCGACCTTTGCACCTTTGACGCTAGAGCATGGCGTGGAAAAGTGGATTGCGTCGTTGCCGGATTCCCGTGCCAAGACTTGTCCATCGCCGGAAAGCGCGCAGGACTCGACGGAAAGCGTTCCGGCCTCTTCTTCGAAGTCTGCCGAATCGCAACCGATAGCGGTGCGTATCTCATGTTTCTGGAGAACGTCGGAGGCATCGCTTCTGCCACCGCCTCCGCTATGGACGAAACCGAAGGCGAGATTGAAGAGCGCGCCGCTTCCCGCGTCGTGGGAGAACTGGCCGACCTCGGCTGGGATGCGGAATGGTTGCATGTATCTGCGTCCGAAGTGGGTGCCAGCCATGGCCGAGAACGGTGGTTCTGCGTTGCTTGGAGGATGGGCTACGCCACGAGCGAACGATTCGGAAAAGCGTGGGGATGTGACTCATCGCCCATTAATGCCGGATCTAGTCGGACAGGCTCAGAACTGGCCGACGCCAATGGCTTCGGATTGCGGATTAAAAGTAACGGAAAACAGCAATCAGGGCGGTCTGATAAAAGCGAGTTCGGACTTTTCGCGCCAGGGCCCGCCTCTCCCGCGTGGAAACGGATCATCAGCGCATCGCCTTGGTTATCGCCCGCGCTTGAACCCGATTTTCGGGAGCTGGTTAATGGGCTGGCCTTTGACATGGACGATTGCAGAGCCCAGCGCCTCAAGTGCGTTGGAAACGGAGTTGTGGCGATCCAAGCTTCAGCATCATTTGTCGTACTTGCTCGACGAGCCGGAATTTTTTACTGATCTGGAGGCAGCATGAACACATTTCTACAAATCATGGCCGGGCCTATCCCGATGAGTGAAGAGGCTCGACGCGTATCCAGGATTATCAAACACGACATGCCCGGCACTGACAAGCCGCAACACAGCATGCCGAGCAAGTCGACTCAAGACAAGGTTTTGGCTTGGGCAAAAAAATGTAAGGGTGAATTTATGGCAAAGGAGGCGTCGGAGGGGTCGGGATTTTCAAAGCGCCCGACCTACGAAGCGCTGTATCGGATGAAGGATTTTGGGATCGTCGATAGCCGACGAATCGGGAAAATAATCCTGTGGAGGGTGATTTGACATGCCCGGACTGTTCAAAAATCCACGTCTACAGCAAAACTTGCTTGAATTGTTGTGTCCGGCTGGTGACCAGCGCAAGGCCATCAAAGCGTCTGCAAATGTCGATGCTCGGGCTGATTGCGCGTCACAGGGGCGCGCCGAGCGAGGCCGAGATTCTTGCGGCCTTGGCCTTGACTGCCCAAACAGGACCGGATTCGAAACCGGAAAGCGATCATCCCCGCGCAGCACGCACAACGACAAGTTAGCCGCTGCGGTGAAGTGGCTCAAGTCCCGCGAAGCGTTGCGCCAGCCCGGCGTGCTTGAGCGCTGGCGTGCGATGGGAGAGCGGAAATGACGAGCATTAGCGAACGACTCCGAGAGTTCAACGCATGGCGCAGAGGCGTGGATGAGACGCAACCCATGCCAAACCCTGCCGATATTGGCGAGCTGATCGATACCGCGGCGGATCGGCTGGAGGTTCTTGAGCGTGAGAGCGTGCAGATTCGTGAGAGGTGGCACGCAGAGCGGCGCAAGCGCGAAGCATTGGAGTGTGCGAAATGAGCCGGCTGACGATTTGCAGAACAGAGCGAAGCATGCCGAGCGCAAAAGAGCTTGAAGGCGCGCGCGTCCTGCTGTTTGGAACGCTTGACGGTGCGACAAAAGAGGATAGATCCGGGTGGCGTCGGTTCTGGAAGCGGGTAACGCGCTTTGAGCCGGGGGAGTTCGTGCAGTTCGACGTGGTGCAGCCAAGATCTGGCCCGTTCCATCGGTTCCACATGGCGCTTGAGCAAAGGCTGTTTGACTCGCAAGAGCGGTTCAGCGACTTCGAGCAGTTCCGCTACTGGCTGAAGGTAGGCGCGGCCTGGGTGACATGGGCGGCTGGCCCAAAAGGCGGAGTGGTGCCGATACCGCGCAGCACGAGTTACGCAAAGGCGGACGAGGATGAGTTCAGGAAGTTCCACGATCAGGTTATTGGATTCCTTCGTGGACCGCACGCAGCAAAGTATTTATGGCCGCACCTGTCGCCCAGCGCACAGGCCGAAATGATGGAAAAGGTTTTGGAGATTTTGGAATGAGCCCACACGCTGAAAAGATGTACCGCGACACATCGGCGAAGCACGCTAAGCACTCAAACATGGGTGCGCGGCAATTGTGCTGCCGGTGCAAGACAAACAAGCCGGTAAGTGGGGGTATTCGCAAAGCGCTGCTGCCCGGCGCGATCACGTCTCACAACCCGATGCGATTCACGTGCGCGGAGTGTCGGAAATGATCTTGTCCGAATTCGTCGCCCGCCAGCGCAACGAGCTAGCCAGGTTTGAGGCGCACCAAGAGCGCGCCGGGGTCATCGCTGCGCAGGACGAGGACGAATGGTTTCAGAGGCTGGCTGAGTTTTTTGAGGATGGTGCGCAATGAAGAGATCAACGGCAGCAGTTTTGGCGATGGCAATTGTTTCAAGTCTCGGCGCGGGCCCCTCCCGTTGCATGGCGGCAACTCCTGCGCTTGCCATTAAGCGGTCAGGAAGTCAGAACAAAGGCTCCAAGAAGCGCGCCGCATCGGCATGCAAGGCGAAGGGCTGGGCATGATCAAGCCGATGAAGCCAAAGAAGTGCAAGGCCTGCAGCGCTGTGTTTTTGCCGTCACGCCCAATGCAGGCCACGTGCCCAACCGTGGATTGTTCTGTCGTCCACGGCAAGGCGCTACAAGCCAAGAAGGCAAAGGCCGAGGCCAAGCAGATACGAGAGCGCATCCAGTTGATCAAGCCTCGATCGCAACTGGTGAGAGAGGCGCAGGCAGCATTTAACGCGTGGATTCGTGAGCGTGACGCGGATCTGCCGTGCATCAGTTGCGGGCGTCACCACGGCGGGCAGTGGCACGCTGGGCATTACCTCAGCACAGGGGCCCGGCCTGAACTCAGATTCGAACCGCTGAACGTGTGGAAGCAATGCCAACCCTGTAACACGCACCTACATGGAAACCTTGTGCTGTACCGGGCGGAGCTGATTCGGCGCGTTGGGATTGAAAAGGTGGAGTGGCTGGAAGGCCCGCACCTGGCCAAGCAGTGGGGCAGGGAAGAATTGATCGATCTGGCGAAGGAGTGCCGGGCGAATTTGCGCGAGTTGAAGCGTGGCGGGAAATTGGAGGTGGCGGCGTGATGGTCGAAGTCCGCGCCGTGTATGCCACCCTGCAGCCTGACCAATCAGGCAAGGATGCCGACGTGAACGAAACTAGAAAGGATCTTGTTGGAACGATTTTGCTTTTGGCAGCAGCCGTCTTGTTTGCCGTGCTTCTTGACGAAAACAATCCTGTTGCGACTATCGTCGGATGCTGCTGCATCGTGTATTTGCAGGCCGTCATTCTTTCCCGGACGCTAAAACGATGCTGACCCCAAAGCAAGAAAACTTTTGCCTTGCGTATCTGGAGACGGGGAACGCTTCTGAGGCTTACCGGCGCGCTTACTGTGCAGAGAAGATGAAGCCGGAGACGATCAATCGAATGGGCAAGGCGATGATCGATGACCCCAAGATTGCAGCAAGGATTGCGGAACTACGCAAACCCGTAGTAGAAAAAGTGCAGATTGGCCTAGAGCGCGTGCTGCAAGAACTCTTCAGGTTATCGACGTTCGACCCGCGCAAACTGCTGAACGATGACGGCACACCGAAACCGCTGAATGAGCTGGACGACGATACAGCGGCGGCTATTGGCGGAATGAAGATTCGCACATTCAAGGGTGAGGATGGCGACTCGGCGGTAGTGACTGAGTACAAGCTCCCTGATAAGGGCGCAAACCTTGATCGGCTTATGAAGCATTTAGGCGGCTACGAGAAAGACAATCGCCAGAAAGCTGACGCTGTGCTGGCGCTGGTTGAGGCCGTGGCCGGGGCGAATTCTGGCGGGCCTGCGTTCCCGATCGTGCATAACAGGTAAGGAGATAGTGATGAAATGGGAACTGATAGAGACTGCCCCTAAGATGAAGCCTATGTTGGTGACGGATGGAAAGGTTATCGTAGTATTGAAGCGTGGATATTTGGCTGGGAACGACTGGCCTGAGCCGGTCGGAGTCGGTGGGTGGGAGATGGAATTTGATTTCTGCTGGGAGGACTTGACTCACTGGATGCCGCTGCCAGCATTCCCGCATGAAAACGCAGGGACTTGATCCGCGCCTGAACCTTGAGCAGTGGAAAGATCCTCTTTGGCGACTTGAGAATCTGTACTGGATCAAGGACGAGAACGGACGAGAGCTGCGATTCACTTTAAACAAGTCTCAGAGACGATTGCTTGACGCTTTGTGGCTGCGCAACGTCATCCTCAAGAGCCGGCAGCAGGGGTTCTCTACATTGATCCAGGTGATGATGCTGGATATGTGTGTGTGGCGACCTAACACGAACGCCGGGATCATCCTGCAAACCATGCCGGACGCGATCAAGCTGTTCCGAGAGAAGATCAAATTCGCCTACAACCGACTGCCGGCGCAAATCCGGGCGGCTGTTTCGGTCGTGACAGACAGCAAGACGGAGCTCGTCCTGTCAAATGGATCAAGCCTTCAGGTCGCTACGTCGTTGCGATCTGGCACCTATCAATTCGTTCACGTCTCGGAAATGGGCAAGATCGCCCGCAAGTTCCCCGATCGGGCGATTGAAATCGTGACCGGGACATTCCCGACTGTTCACCAAGATGGATTCTTGTTTGTCGAGAGTACCGCCGAGGGCAAAGACGGGGTGTTCTTCAAGATCGTTGGCGATGCCCGCAAGCATCAAGAGAGGGGCGCTAAATTGACCGCACTGGACTTTCGTTTTCACTTCTTCCCGTGGCATGAGGACGCCCGCAACAAGATGGATCCTGCAGGCGTTGAGATTACGGCCGAGAACAAGGCGTACTTCAAGAAGCTCTACACCGATCATGGCATTGTCCTGGAGGCCCCACAGCGCGCGTGGTATGCCAAGACAAAACAGGTTCTTGATACGGCCGGCAAGGATGATGCAATGCGGCGCGAGCATCCAAGCTTTCCGGACGAGGCTTTTGAGGTCGCGGTAGATGGCCAGATATTCGGCCGGCAAATGGCGCTGCTACGCTCTCAGCATCGCATTACGCAAGTGCCGGCATTGCCCGAGCCCGTCAATACGTTTTGGGACTTGGGCCACAACGACATCAATTCGATCTGGTTCCACCAATCAGCGCCAGGCGGTGAGCATCGTTTCATTGATTATGAAGAGGGCTTCGCGCTTGGACTGGAGCATTACGTCAAAGAGGTTCGGGCGCGCGGCTATGTGATGGGCAAATGGGTTCTTCCGCATGATGCGGAGTACAAGAACATCGTCAATAAGAGCCCAAAGGAGCGATTGATCGAGCTGGGCGTGCCGCCCGTTGATATTGTGATTGTGCCTCGCTGTGAGACAAAGACCGGCGCAATCGAGCAGGCGCGCAAGATGTTGCCGCGCTGTGTGTTTGATGCGGAGCGCTGCGCGAAAGGTTTGACCCATTTGGACAATTACGTGTGGAAGTGGGACAAGGCAAACGGGTGCTGGCGGCAAGAGCCGTTGCACAACGACGCATCCAACGGGGCGGACGCGTACATGCAGTTTGCGCAGGCTTGGGACTCAATCCCGGCGGGCGGCGTAAGGCAGCAAACAAAGACGGCCGCGCGCCGTCGTGGGTCTCCGATGGCGATCTGATCCTCGCGCCGTGTATGGCATCGTTCGCTGCAAATCAGCAGTGAGGCCCGCGCATGAGCGTTAGCATCGATACCCGAAAAGCCCATCTTGTTCGCCAGCATGGCGACATTACGGCGCTCTACACATGGATCAATGACGAGCGATCGCTTGTCTTGATTCCTACATTCCGCAAGTCTGGCTGGTACGTTGTTTGCGATTCATCCGCATTCAAGTACGACGACGATGCCTATCTGATGCGTCAGGCGCTTATTGCGTGCGACGTGATGGGGTTCGGCGACTCTCCGGGAACCGCGTTCCGCATTGCCAAGATCATTGTTGAAGGCCTGCCGGATCTGGTGTTGATGCCGCCGCAACCTAATGACATGGTTGAGGCTGCCGTCAGGGAATTGCGCAAGCTTGGCGAGATGCGTTGTGTGGATGGCGATGGAAACGTTATTGGCCATGAAAACGTGATGGCCCCATCAACCGCTATTTCAACGGACTTTACCGTATGAGCCCCGATAATTTCCGTGCGATGCGCAATCGCGCGCCCGGTGATTCGTTCATGTCCGGGCTTGAGCATTCGGCGTCTGCCGAGTTTGAGATGCCCGTTGATCCGCTGGATTCGCCTGAAAGCCTTGCTCTGCACAAGAAATTACTTGGCTGGTACTTCATGGAGCGCGACCGTCAGGCCGAGAATCGCCTGGAGATGGCGACCGACTGTGATTTTTACGACAACCAGCAGTGGGACGAGGACGACGCTCAAGCAGTCCGGGCTCGCGGGCAAATGCCGCTTGTCTATAACGAGATTGCCCCGGTAATGGATTGGCTGATCGGCACCGAGCGGCGATCGCGCGTTGATTGGAGCATCCTGCCGCGCACCGAAGATGATGTTGAGAACGCATCAATCAAAACCAAGCTGATGAAGTATTTAAGCGACGTGAACAAGATCCAGTTTGTTCGCTCGCAGGCGTTTGAGGATGCGATCAAGGCCGGTGTTGGCTGGATTGACGACGGCGCGCGCGATGATCCGACGCAGGAAATGGTCTATACCCGCTATGAGGATTGGCGCAATGTGCTGTGGGATTCTGCCGGCTCCTATGATCTTGGCCTGAGTGATGCCCGCTACATTTTCCGCTGGCGCGATGTGGATGAAGATGTGGCTGAGATGATGTTCGAAGGCCGTCAGCATCTTATTCGGGAGGCGATGGAGGATCACGACGCCTTCAGTTCTTCGAGCGACGACGAATTTTCTGGATCGCAATTCGATGCAACAGGGGTTGGGTATGTTGCCAAGGGCTCGGGCGTGGCGGGCGCGATGGATTCACGCCGCCGCCGTGTCCGGCTGATTGAGGCGCAATTCAAGATCCCCACGCGAATGAAGATTGTCACGAGCGGCATGTTTAAGGGCTCGATGATCCACCCGAATGACGAGCGGCTTTTGTCGCTGGCCATGCAAGACCGCGCGGACATTATCGACAAGGTAACGATGCGCACGCATTTCGCGGTGATGACGCAAAAGGGGCTGCTTGCCTTGGCACCGTCAATCTACCGGCACAACCGCTACACGCTGACGCCAATCTGGTGTTATCGCCGTGGTCGTGATCGCCTGCCGTATGGCGCGGGTCGTCGGATTCGCGATGGTCAAAAGGATTTGAACAAGCGCGCATCCAAGGCGCTGCACATCTTCAACAGCAACCAGGTGATTCATGAGACAGGGGCGATTGCCGACCTGGACAAATTCATGGATGAGCTGGGTCGGCCGGATGGCGAGCTTGAGGTAACGGGTGGTGCGCTCTCTGGTGGCCGCGTGCAGATCCGCCGCGATTCTGAAATGGCGAACGGACAACTTCAGATGATGCAATTGGCTGCGGAGAAGATCCAGCGCAGCGCAGGCGTCAATGATGACAACCGTGGCATTCAGACAAACGCATCAAGCGGAGAGGCGATCAAGGCCCGTCAGCAGCAGGGGTCTGTCGTCAATACGCAGTGCTTCGACAATCTGCGGCTCGCGACTCAGATCAGCGGCGAAAAGCGTTTGAGCGTGGCTGAGCAGTTCATGACCCAGGAGCGGGTTGTGCGCCTGACGGGCAGCAAAGACAGTATTGAGTGGGTCAAGATCAATCAACCTGTACAAAACCCGGATGGGTCTGTAAGCATCCTGAACGACATCACGTCGAGTCAGGCTGATTTTGTCGTGGCTGAGCAGGACTATGCCGGGACGATGCGGCAAGTGATGTTCGAATCGATGTCGGCAATGGCGTCACGGATGCCGCCTGATGTAGCGATGCGGCTCTACATCATCGCTATGGACTTCAGCGACATGGCGAACAAGGCCGAGATTGTTGATGCGATGCGCAAGGTGATTGGCGAGCGCGATCCAAACCAAGAGCCGTCGCCCGAAGAACAGCAGGCCGCACAGCAGGAGGCGCAAGCCAAGCAAGACGCTATGGATATGCAGCGCCAGACCAATGCGGCGATGCTGGCCAAGGCTCAAGGCGAGGCGCGCAAGATCAACGCGGACGCGGCAAAGGCCGAGTCGGACGTTCAGGGCGGAGGCGAAGGCCTGCAGATCAATGAAATTCGGGCCGCAGCAGATCGCGAGATTGAGGCCTTATCGGCGAAGCTGCAGGACATGCAGCGCGATTACGCCTCGCAAATACTGACGATCAAGAAGGATAGCGACACTCGACTTGAGATCGCTCGCATCGATCAGGAGACGAAGCTGCGCGTCGCTGAGATTGAGCGCGTGCACGATCAGCGACTGGTGGCACTGCAAAACAAGATTTCCGTACTGGCCAATGCGCTCTCATCAAGCCGCGCAGAAGAGGCCGGCGAGCCTGAAACCACGTTTCAACCCGTAGCAACCGACGCCCAGGAAGGCAAAGGAGATTTGAATGTCTGAACAACTAGACCCACACCTGTTATCGCTGATGTCAGAAGATGAGCGCGCCGCGCTGCAAGAGCTGCAGGATGACGATGAGGCGATGGAGGCTATCGCTAACGCGGACAGCATGAGCGAGGATGAACTGAAAGCCGCGCTGGCTGGCAAAGATGACGACAAGCCCGAGGCCGAAGAAAAGGAATCCAAGGCTGAAGAGCCGGCTATACAGGCCGCGCCAGAAGCTACGGAGCCCGAAGAAACGTTCCGCCCGGTACTGCGCGCCGACCTTCCAGCTAATGCGACACAGATCCGAGAGCAGCTTCAAGCGCAGCAGGACGAGAATGAGCGCAAGTTTCGTGAAGGTGACATCGACTTTGACGCCTATAAATCATTCGATCGAAATGCTTCGGCTCAGATCAAGGAGATTGAGGCGCGTGAGTTGCAGGCCCGAATCTATCAGGACTCCGAGCAGCAAACCGCTACGCAGGAATGGCATTTTACCGTCAAGCAGTTCATGAAGTCCGCGAAGGCTAGTGATGGCATTGACTACGCGGCCGATCAAACGCTGAATTCAGAGCTCGATATGTTCACCAAGGCGCTCGCCTCAGATCCGAAGAATGCAGACCGCGACGGTGACTGGTTCTTGAACGAGGCGCATAAGCGCGTTCTGACTTTGCGCGGTATCACGCCAAAAGCAAAGCAGTCGGACATAAAGGCCGAGGTGAATGCAAGCCGCAAGCCGCCTGTCGCATCGATTCCGAAAAGCATTGGCGATCTTCCAGGCGGTGAGCAAGACATTGGGCAAGGCGAGTTTGCTGCGGTCGATAAACTTTCTGGCGACGCCTACGAGCGTGCGCTGGCAAAGATGTCGCCAGATCAACGCAATCGCTACCTGGCCGCGTCTTGATTCATGGAAACAGATCATGACTTCGGGTGCTTGACGCTGGATGTTCGCGCCGGGGAGGTGGTCGTGCTCGACGGCGGGGCGATCACCATTGATGTACTGGAAAAGAGCGGGCGCACCGCAAGGCTGCGCGTTCATGCGCCACGCTCGATGATGATTGAAAAAAAGGAAACGGTTGAGCCTTCGCGTTAATGGCGCTCGCGCCGTGCATGCTACAAAGTAACCGCAAGACATTGGTGCGCTGGAGTGCGCCTTGTGAGCAATTCCAACTCTCAAGGAGCATTTTATGGCACGAACTGTTATCGGGGTGAATGACCCCAAAGCGGTAAAAAAGTGGAGCGGCGCACTGGCATTTGATGTCAGCGCCATGTCTTTCTTCCAGCGTAAGTTCATGGGTTCTGGATCGGAAGCTTCGACCCCGATCCAGATTCACACCGACCTTGAAAGCGACGCTGGCGAGGTCATCAACTATGACCTGGTGGCCGAGCTTCGCATGGAGCCCATCGAAGGCGAGGACATTCTTGAAGGTCGCGAAGAAGCTCAGCGCTTCTATACCGACTCGATCTATGTTGATCAGGCTCGCGTTGGTGCAAACACGGGTGGCCGGATGACGCGCAAGCGCACGCTGCATAACCTGCGGGCTATCGCCAAGCGCCAACAGGCCGCCTGGTGGGCACGTCTGCAAGATGAGCTGATGTTCATCTACCTGTCTGGCGCGCGCGGCACAAACGCCAATTTCATTACACGCCTCGGCTACCAAGGCCGGGCCGGCAATGCTTTGCGTGCGCCGGATGCTGAGCATCAATTGTTCGGCAATGACGCGACTGCGACCGCCAACATCGATTCTGCGGATAAGTTCGGCAAGGCGCTGCTTGATCGTGCAGTGACCCGCGCATCGATGCAGGGCGGCGGTGCTGACAACGTGGCGAGCATGCAGCCGTGCAAGATCGACGGCGAAGAGTATTTCGTCTGTGTGATGTCACCCCTGCAGGAGAACGATCTGCGCAACGAGCTCGGCGGCGCTGGCTGGCTGGATCTGCAAAAGGCTGCTGCGGCAGCTGATGGCAAGAACTCAGCCATCTTCAAGAGCGCGCTTGGCATGTATCGCGGCGTGGTGCTGCATGCCCATCGCAATGTGATCCGCTACAAGGGCGGCGCTGGTAACGCAGTGGATTGCGCTCGCGCGCTGTTCATGGGCGTACAGGCCGGTGTAATGGCCTACGGCTCTCCTGGTACGAGCTTGCGCTACGACTGGTTTGAAGAGGCCCGCGACAATGGCGACAAGGTTGTTATTTCGTCCAGCTCGATTTTCGGCACCAAGAAAACCGGCTTCACGATGGATGACGGCATTGTCAAAGACTTCGGCGTTATGGCGCTGGATACTGCGGCCGCCGTGGTCTAACAGCTAACGGCCCGCTTCGGCGGGTCTTAAAGGAGTAGTAAATGGCTACGATTAAATCAAGTTTTGCCACTGGCCAGCAGGTAGTTCCAACAGGGACGGATGCAGGCCAAGAGGCTCATGTTCGCGCTGAAATTACACTGGCTGCTGCAATCGCATCCGGTGACGTTTTGGCGTTCCTCCCTCTACCAGCCGGCTACGTGGTAACCGATTGGGCGCTGGAAAACGACGACTGCGATACGGGCGCGACATTGGCCGGCTCGCTGGGTGTTCTCAATCCGGCTGGCACTGCGATTGATACTGCAGCTGCTAACGGTGGTGCATGGCTTTCCGCATCAACGGCTCTGCAGGCGGCTGCATTCACGCGCAATAACGCCCAATCTGTCGCTGTTCAGACGGCCGTAGCGCGCATGACGCCCTCCGCAACTGATCGCACGCTGGCATTTGTGGCTTCGGCTGCTGGTGCTGGTGGCGTTGGTTCCAAGGTGGCGCTGCATGTGTGGTTCAAGCCGGCGCAGTAACAGGGTTTTCTCCTGAGCATTGGCGGGGTGGCAACGCCCCGCATTTTTTCTCATTACTTCAAAGGATCTGCGCATGAAGCTGCTGACCACTATCCCCCCTCGCGCAAACGGCACCGTCATTGCCAGGGTGCCGGGCAACAACACGCCTTACCTGTTTGCTGGCGATGATTTGAGCTGCGATGTTGAGCATGATGCTGACGCCAAGTATTTGCTCGGTCTAGGGCAGTTCGTCCCGGCCTGCGAAGCAGACTTCAGCAAAGCATCAAGTTTGCTCGATAAGCCTGTTCGTCAGGCCGAAGAAGATCCCGGCTATGAAATCAAGACTGTGGATTTGGACGACGATGAGGCCGGCGATGCTGCTAGCCCATCGGCTGATTTCGACATCCAAACCGCCGACGCAAAGGCGCTGCGCGACTTCATCAAAGCCAAGACAGGCAGTGCTCCGCCCGGCGCTACAGGCCTTGATCGGCTTCGCGCAATTGCTGAGACGGTGGCTGACTGATGGCCATTACCGGCAATCAGGTAGAGGCTCGGGCGCGGATTGGCCTGAACGATCGGATAGAGCCCTTTGGTTGGGATTCTACGTCGGTAATCCTTCCTTACTTGAATGCCGGTCTTGAGATGTTGAAAGTTCGTCGACCTGATGTGTTCTTCGGTAATTACACAGCATCTCCGTCGATAGTGACACTAGACGACGTGTTGCCTATTGATGATTCCTACCTTCAGCCGCTCGCGGATTATGTCTGCGCACGCTGCAATATGCTCGACGACGAGCAGGCAAGCCAAGCTTTATCGAATGGTTTCTTTAGCGCATTCGTAGCGCAAGTAGCGGGAGGCTGATGGGGCGCTGTGGAGTTCTTGGTTGAATGACTTGGTGCCGGAATTGCCGGGGGCGCTATTGCCGATGGTTGAGCATGCAACGCGCCGCGCTGCACAAGAGTTTTTCAGACGCTCAAGCGTCTGGAAAGAGGATGTTTCGATTGCCTTGGTGGCAGATCAACCGCTTTACCCGATTGTTACATCTACCGGAACCGTGCCGGTATTAGTCGTGAGTGCGTCGATTGCTGACAGGGACGTAGATCCAACGCGCCGTGATGAAGACATGATTGGCATGTTCGGCCCAGCGTGGCGCGAGGTGAAGGGCGCGCCAGTCGATCTGTTGCAGACTTCCCCTGATTCGGTGCGCATGTTCCCGATGCCGGCGGCGTCTGGTGAGTCGCTGATTGCTTCGGTTTCGGTGACGCCTTCGGATGACGCTACGGGCATTCCTGACGCGCTGGCGATACGTTACCGCGACGCGATTGCGGCCGGCGCACTGGCCCGCATGATGCTGAGCGCGAAAAAGCCGTGGAGCGATGACGCCCGCGGGACGATGTACTTGAATAAGTTCGAAGCCGGTATTGGCAAGGCGCAGAGTGATCGAGCGACAGGCTTCGGTCGTGGCCGCGCCGGCTCTCGTTTGACCTGGTGCTGACCGATGCTGATCAAGATTGCAAACTTCTCCGGCATCGCGCCGAGGGTATCTGCGCGGCTTCTGCAAGATAATCAGGCTCAAGAGGCGACAAATGTAAGGCTCGCGTCTGGAGAGATTCGACCTTTGCGTGCGCCGCTCGAGGTTGCCGGCACACTCGTTTCAAATGCGCGCACCATTTACCTTCTGATCGACAAATGGCTGTCATGGCCTTCGCGCGTTAAGGTCGTGGCATCGCCCATCGCAGATACGGATAGCGAGGGCCGCATTTATTACACGGGCGATGGGTTCCCAAAGAAGACATGGCATGCGAAGGCGACATTCGGTGCGGAGCCGTACCCGTCCGTCAATTGGCAAGGCTTGGCGGTTCCCGGCTTTGCCTTGGCCGCAACGCTCAGCCCAGCCGTCGGCGTTATCCCGTCAGGCACTTATGCCTACGTCGCCACGCTGGTCAATCGATTCGGCCCTGCGGCTTCTGGCGTGCTTGAAGAGTCTCGGCCATGCCCTGCAACGCTAATCACTTTCACAAGCCCAAGCTCAGTTCAGGTGACGCGCCCAGCGCTGCCGACGACATACGAAGGCCGCCCGGTAGCACTGGCTTATGAGTTCTGGCGGGTGTATCGATCAAACGAGCTGGGGCAATATCAGCTCGTGTCCGGCGACATCCCTATTGCGACGACAACGTTTGATGATGTTCTGGCTGCGCCAAAGAGCACGGCACTCCCAAGCATCAATTGGCATGAGCTGCCAGATGATGCGGGCGGACTGGTTGCAATGGTCAACGGGGTTCTTGCGGCATTCAGGGGGAATGAGGTTCTGTTTTGTGAACCGTGGTTTCCGCATGCGTGGCCGATTCAGTACCGACAGACTATCCCCGCAAAGATTCTGGCAATTGCTCCGGCAGGCGCTTCGCTAATTGTTCTCACGGATGGAACGCCGTACATCATTACCGGCTCACACCCTGATAGCTTCTCGCAAGAGCAGATCAATATCTTCTCCCCGCTCGCCTCGCCTGAGTCTGTCGTGGCTGATGGGTATAGCGTGATGTACGCTTCTCGCGATGGCATCGCCTCAATTTCATCGACTGGTGCGCATGATCTAGTATCGCGCAGCATGTTCGACATTGAGGACTGGCGCGACTTGGCCCCGTCAAGCATGGTCGGGACGACTTATTACGGCGGTTATCTGGTCTTCTATGAGGATCATGGCGGATCAGAAATAACCAAGCGCGCTTTGTGGCTCCAGACCCGAGACAGCCCGACATTGGTTCGGGTTGAGATGGCGGGAGTTGCCGCGCACAAAGAATTCTTCCTGACGGAAACCAATAGTATTTTGGAATTCGACGCCAATCCAGTCGCGAAAATGGCGGGCCTTGTTTGGCGTTCAAAGGTTTTTACCGTCCCTGCGCCAAAGAATTTTGGTTGCGTACAGGTGCAGGCGAGCTTTCCTGGAACGGTCACGGTAAAGATCTTTGCTGATGGCGTGTTGCGTGCGGAGCGGTCGATCACAAGCACGCGTACGGTGAAGCTGCCGGCCGGATACCTTGCGCGTGATTTTGAGCTTGAGATTTCAGCGGACATTGCGGTGCAATCAGTCTCGATGGCGGTGACGATGACAGAATTGAGGGTCACGTCATGAGTCGCCTTACGTCAATTCCAGAGCCGGGCGACGATGGGCGATCACTCCAGCGTACAACAAAGGCGCTCAAGCAAAACGTCGAGGTTATTACCGGGCAGCGTGGCAACAAACTATACGGCCTGCCGGTCAATACAAGCATCCTTGCGATTATCACGAAGCTGAACGAAGTCATTCAGCGCCTACAGGGCGGCGAATCAGGCAGCGCAGGCGGATCGGTTCCGTTTGCACTCTTGCCGGAAGGCATTGCGCAGCTGCCCGGCATGCAGGACATTCCTGCCGGGTACGATACTCCGGGCATCAAAGCGGCTGGCGGCATTGTTGCGGTCGATGACGCAACAGCCATTACGGCCCCGCCCGGCAGCCCGCCTCCTGGCGGAGAAAACTATCTAGCGGTGTTCGACAAGGCCACAAAGAAGATGGCGGCTTGGGACGCAGCAGCCGGGCACTACACATTTGCCGTTTCAGCAGCCGACATCGCCGGCCGGATCGCCGAGGCCAATGCGCCGCAGACGATGCTCGATGCCATTGTTGATCTGGACGCGGGGATTCTTGCGGAAGAAACGGCCCGCATCGGCGCAGACGCCACGCTGCAAATCCGGGCAACTGCGCTTGAGACGAGCGTCAATCACGCGACTACAGGTCTGCCCGCAACTTACGCCAAGGTGGCGGCTGAAGAAACGGCCCGCGCCAATGCTGATTCAGCGCTTGCTACACGCGCAACGAGTCTTGAGGCAACGGTTAATCACAGTACGACTGGCGTTGCGGCCTCTTACGCGCGCATCACTGCCGAGGAAACTGCTCGCACGAATGCTGATTCAGCACTGGCTTCACGTGCTACGGCTCTCGAAGCCTCCGCTACGGGCGGCGGCAACTTGATCCCTGACGCGGGGTTTGAGGCAGGCATTGGGCCTGCTGTATTAGGCGGGAAGTCAGTCCCTGCAGATCCGACTCTGAACTTCGGCGTCAATTATGTGGGCGATCCGTATCACCCGCCCGGCATGAATAGTATTGGTGGGAACCGTCCGGGGACATGTACCGGAACGCAAGACTTAATCATCAGTGCGTATATCCCGGTAGAGCCCTCTGCGCGCTATTGCGTCTCTGGATGGCTGGCAAATCATCGTGGGCAGGCTGATATTGCGATGTTCTTTGCCGACTCATCGCAGGTTTACATCAGCGAAGTCCATTCGCCGGTTGTGACTGAGGCGACGAATGGGGGGTCTAACCTAGCTGGCTTTCAGCGTACAAGTGTTTTTGTGGTCTCTCCGGCAAACGCCCGCTACGTCAGAGTATTTTTCAGGATGTATCCGGTTGTTGGTCTGGTTGATCATTATGCGTGGCTCGTCCGCCCAATGCTTGAGCGTGCCAGCGCAGCGCAAACGCAGCCCTCGCCGTGGTCGGCTGGGGCTGTTGGCGCCTATGCCCGCATTTCATCCGCCGAGACGGCCATTGCGACGGAGACGAGCGCCCGCGCAACGGCGGTGAGTCAGGTCGCAGCCCGGCTCAATGACGGTGGAGACATCAAGACGGCGATTGTGCAGACGCAGACCACCGCGAATGCGACGGCGGCGGGGCTTGCGAGTACCTACAGCCTAACGCTCTCTGCTGGCGGTGCCATAAGCGGGATCAAGGCCTTCAACGATGGTTCGACAAGTGCGTTACGCATCACGGGCGATCAGGTATCGATCACGCCCGGAAACCTCGTTATTGACGACGGGTTCTACTCCCCGCAATGGTGGTCTGGCGGGTGGGTGGCTGGAGGCAATGCAACATGGCCTACCAACTTTACTCCGCAGGATGGTGACGGGCTGTCGCAGCCAAAGCGGTTTTTATGGATTAGCCCGGGGGCGTTTGCTGCGATAGCGGGAAAGACTGTTGCGGCTGAGCCTGGGGCCGCATATCGAGTCCGCTTGCGCATTTATAGATCGGAAGATTTTACGGGGAATATTTTTGCGGGCATGCACATCCCTGGTGTGGTGTGGGCCATGCCCGGCCCAGTGGTTTCAAATGCCTGGGATGGCGGGATGGCCCACCTGAGCAACTTGGAGGGCTTGGGTAGTTGGCAAACCTATGCCGGAATTTACACAACGTCGTCGGCACATTCATACCTTCAAACGCGTATTGATGCAGAGGTCTTGACCGGGTTCGTCGGGATTTACCTAGAGTGCGTTCGCGCTACTGGTGCAAGCTTGATCGTCGACGGTGAAGTCACCGCCACAAAGCTTGCCGTAGCATCCGTCAGCACCGCAGCGTTGCAGGCTGGAGCAGCAACTTTCGACAAGATTTCGGTGGCATCGCTCGGCGCGATCAGCGCCAATCTCGGGTCGATTATTACAGCGTCTATTGATCTGGCTGGCGGTAGTGGCTGGCAGTACATCCGCACCGCGAGCAAGTGGTGGGGTGATGGCGTTAATGGCTGGATCAGCGCAGCCCGCCCCGAGAATGGCAGCTACTTCCAAGAGTTCCGAGCGTCCTCCGGCAATTCCCTGATTCTGGAGCAGAAGTCCGGTGGGCCGGACTTCGGCGGTACTTACTACAACCTACAGCTTGTCGACCCGAATGGGCTGACTAGGCTGCACATCAATCCGGCTGCGTCGATCTGCACAATCCGTGGTCGCATTGAGGCAGATGAGGGGTATTTTTCCGGGACGCTCAACGCGCCCAGCGGCACATTCGGCACGATCACTGCCGGCTATATGCAAAATTCAGGCAATACATGCTCCCTGAATTTGAACGCTAGTGGCACAACGCCGCTGCTGCGTGCAGGCTCACGAGACTTGATCCTTGCGAGCGGCAAGACGCAATTTCAGAACGAAATCTGGTCGCAGTGGGTGATTTTAAATAAGTCCATTCTCACGCTTGATCCGGGAGGTGGCGGATTTTATACATATGAAGGGGCCGTCTCTCATGAGTTTGACTTGGGGGCTAATTTCGACGTAGGCGCACTCGGATCGCAAACCTTCACGACTCGTGTGTGGGGTTATACCGCCACATGGAATCAGTATACAACTAAGCGTATAGGCGTTTCAGGGACTGTGCGGTACATGATGCCGCCAGCGTCAGGAGGGTCTTGGTCGACTTGCCGTCTAGTGGTCTCTGTGAGTATTGCACTTTTTAATTCAGACGGCTCTGCGGTAGCAGTAGGGGTAGTTATGGGATATGACAACTTTGTTGTTGACCAACTTGGTATTGCAGTTGCGGGGTTATCCTAATGACCATCAAATACAAAATTGATTCAGAAGGTGTTCTGGTCGGGTTCGTTCGCGCATTGCCCGGCTGCGTTTTAGATCACCCAGAATTGTATGTTGTAGAGCCTCCCCCAGAAGCTCCTACCGGAAAAGTCGCCGTGTGGGATGGCTCACAGTGGGGAATTGAAGACGCAAAGCCTTACGTTGCGCCTGAGCCACCCAGCGCCCCAGCGCCCCAGCGCCAACACAAGCGGAAGTTATCGCCTCCTATACCGCTGCGCTGGATCAATTCATCGACGCCAAGGCGCGCGAGCGTCAGTACGACAATCGAATGACGTGTGCGATGCGGGCAGGTTACCCCGGCCCGTTTCAGGCAGAGGGCATCGCCTTCGGGACTTGGATGGATTCGTGCTATGAGGCGGGTTATGCGCTAATGGCTGATGTTCTTGCGGGCGTGAAGCCCATGCCGACCGTCGAAGCGATGCTCGCGAGCATGCCGGCGATGGCTTGGCCGGAATGAGCCACGTAAGGGCAGTTCTTTTCACGCGACAAGAGACGACGCGCGGCGGAGTCAGTTAAGCGGATCTTCAGAAACCCTAGCTAGTCGTCGCGCCGTGTATGGCAGCCTACAAGTGCTATGCGAAATCGATCGTCGAGGGGTGTATGAATAAACGGAAACTTGCTGAGATTGTCCGAAAAGAAGGAGTCCGTGAGTCTCCACGAGACACGGTTCTTGCCCATATTCGACCAGATGAAGCTGAGCTGTTAAAAAAGCTTGGCGGGTCTGGCCGTATTTTGTCTACGGGACTACCCTCGTTTGACGATAGCGGCGATAGTGGGGACGGTAGCGACAGTGGTGGCGACGGCGACGATAGTGGTGCCGATAGCGACGGCAGCGAGGGAAATAGCGACGGTAGTAGTGGAAATAGCGGCGATGGAGATAGCAACGGCGGCCCGAGCGACGCAGACGGAAATCCTAACGGCGACGGCCCGGATGGCACGGGGAATAATAGCAATTCAGCAGGGGGTGGATCTACATCTGGACAGAGCAGCGACGGGCAAAATAGCAACGGCCCGAATGGCGAGCCCAGTACCGCGCAACAAGAAGCGTTTAACGCAGAAGTTGACGCGGCCATCAATAACAATGCCCCAACATCTTTCGATACGTCTCCAGAGCAAGAATCCCAAAACGAGGCCACGGCAGCACATGGGAATAACACTGATACCAGCACGGCAATGGGACAGGCGACACAAGACGCCATAACTGCTGCTCTCAGCAACCCTACGGCATATTCGCATGCTTTTGGTGTTGAGGCTCCTGTGTCAATGTTTTCGTCCACGCCAACTTTCTCTCAGGTCGCGAAAGCGGTTGGTATGCCAACGGTTAGCTTTGCTCTAGCGGCCTTGACTAACAATCCGATTGGAATGGCCACGAGTGTTACAAAGGGGGCCTCGAATATGGCCTCATTGATGGGAACGCAGACGGTGGGCCATAACACAGCCGCGCAAGCCGCCCTCAGTGCTAACGATGCAGCCAATAATTCAACCAGCAATTCGACCAATGGAGTCGGAACGGGTGCTGGAGCAAATTCCGGGGCAAATACTGGAGCAGGGAGCGGAGAGAATTCCGGAGGGGATTCCAGTTTTGAGAGCAGCCCGGATGTGAGCAGTGGGGCTACGAGAAACTCGCCAGCAGACGTTGCGTCAACCATTGGCGTAATCAATCCGCAAACAGAAAGCCGCATAACGCCTCCGTTAGCAAGACTTGGAACATTCCCAATGGCAGAACAATTATGGTGGAGATCTTGATGAACGACATCATGGCAACAAGCAATCCAATCGACCAGCCAGACAAGCCTGCGCCATCTCTCAATGGCAATGATCCGTGGCCGGCGTCTGACCCGTTCGGGCCGACGCTGACAACTGGCATGGGTATGGACGAATCAACCGGCATGCCGCTTGGGCAGCCTTCCACGCAGGGCTATCAGGGTCACGGCGCAACACCGCCTCCGGGCGTCTCAATTGGTGGAGGTGCGGAAGCTACGCCACCTTCAGCCAGAACCGTAACAGGCCGGCGCAATATGCGTACCGGGCTCACAAACGCCGAGATTGCGCAGCGCGGGATTGGAATGCTGCCGCTTGGCACAACGGCATCTGCCACGGCAATGAGCGGGGCGGGATCGTCTCCGGTCGGGATAAACAACCAGGTCGCCGATAACAACCTTGGGTATCGACTGAATCAGGCTTCACTGGCGCAGCCGGCCATTGTCAATACGATGGAGCTTGGCAGCGATGCGGCGAGTTTGCAGATGCGGCAGTCTGAGATGGCGGCGGCGGCGGCTGACGGGCAGCGCCAGACTTACGCACTTCAATGGGATCCCGTAACAAAAAAATTCATCAGCGAAGCAGATAGCTACGGCAGCGAAGCAGATCAGGCGGAGTCTGCTGCGAAGGCTGGGTCTGCTGCAGACCTGGCAGAGAATCAGGCGCGCGAAGGTAGCGCGAGAAGTATGGCTGCGATGGGCATCAATCCAAACAGCGGACGATTCGTTGGGTTGCAAGACTCAATCGGGATTCAGGGCGCAGCCAATAAAGCCGCAATGATGACGGCCGCAGCAAACGAGCGAAAAGACAAGGGTATTTCATTGCGCCAGGCAGCAACCCAGCTCGGGAGTACGGCGCTCAATAACGCCAACAATACCGCGACAATTGCGTCGAGCCTTGGGACGAGCGCGACCAATTCAGCGAACGCTGGCGTATCTGACCTTCTCAATACGTCGGCAATGGTTGGACAAGGGTTTAACGCACAGCAAAACGCCCAGGCTACAGCGCAAGGCGCTTCGGATAATGCTGCATCAAGATCCTTGTCGAGCGAGCGCTACGACGCTGCGAAAGCGGAAGCAGACGCAGCAAGAGAGACGCAGCAATGGGTATCTGGTGCGCAGGCAGCCGGATCCATCATTTCAAGCCTTTGGGGGTAATCGAATATGGGTAAGAACACAGCGAACATTGTCGCGGCGCTTGGTGCTGGCATTTTGGGTTATCAGCAACAGCAAAAAATCAATGAGCAGATCGCCGCTTCAAAAGAAGATCGCGCAGCAAAGCAGGAAGATCGTGCCTACGCGAAGCAGCTGCGCGAGACTGAGCAGGCCTATCGCAGCGAGAAGCAGGCTGTTGCGCAGCAGTTTACGCAGCAGGCGGCGGCTGCGGGGGATGACGAAAACGCCAAACGTAAAATTTCGATGACGATGTATGAAAACCTTGGCTTGCTCGATGCGAAATATGGAAAGGCTGGAATCGCTGACTTGGAGGCGGCACGCAAAACAAGGGACACAATGAAGGCAGAGGGCGAACTTGACGCCTACGGCCATTACTTGACGACCGGCGATATGGACGGAGCTATTGCAAGATTTAACTCAGTCGGCAGCAAGAAGGTCGCGAAAGCGAATGCAGTTGATGACGTAGATCCTGTCACCGGAACCAAGTTCAAGCGGATGGAGGGCGAGTTTGAGGACGGTTCTAAGTTTGGTTATAACCCGCTGGTTGCTGCGCGCCAGCTCGGCGGGGTTGCTGGAATGATGCGAGAGGCCAAGGAGGCGCAAGCCAAGCAAGAGGGCGTCGCAGCAGAAGATCGAGCTCAAGGAAGGCAGCTCGCGCTAGTTGAGGCGCAAGGCAAGAACGCTGCACGCGTGGCCGGAATTGGTGCTTCGAACGGGGCGCAGTCTGTTGCGCTGCAGCGCGATCAATTCAATCTCGCCAAAGAGGATCGAGAAAAGCTGACAGGGCTACAGACCGAGTACGCGGCCGCTCAAGAGGCGGGCGATGACGCCAAGGCAAAGAAAGTTTTCACGCGGATTCAGATCGCGACCGGGCAGCTTGGGAAGGACAAGCAAACAGAAATCAAAGTCGACAAAGATGGCGGGCTTGGGTTTGTGGTCAATGGCGTTCCTTACTACAAGGGCCAGGATGACAAAGAGGCGCGGCCGCTGCTGCCGCAGTCTAGCGGTGGGCCTGCAGAGAAGGGAAGGACTTCTTCGGGCGGGGGTGTAATGGGGATTGATATGATTCTTAACAACGCAAAACTCGCCGTTGGTCGCGGAGATGTGACTCCCGCTCAGGCTAACGCCGAGCTAGAGAAGCTTTATGCAAAGAACGGTATGAAGTTTACGCCTCTAAAATTCTAGGCCGCGCCGTGCATGGCACGCTTGTCGTATTCAATATGCGCGGGCGCTGCCATGGCTGACATCAAGACGGATGGACTTCCTAGCTGGATGATTGGCGGGGGGGATGAATCCCCGTCCGCACAAATCCCTTCCGATGATCTGCCAGCATGGATGAAAGAGGGCGATCCTTTTTCCGTCCGTGCGGCACGCGCGCTAGGGCTCGAGACGAACCCGGAAAAGCGTGAGCAAAACAAGCAAGAGACGGAAAAGAAATTCGCACAAGAGAGAGGCTTACGCGCGCAGCGCAGCTTTGCGGATAACGTCTTTCGTGTTGAGCAAGACTCCGGCCTAGTAAATCCTTTTATCATCGATACGCAAGACAAGGCCCGTGATCTTGGCTTGAATCTGGCTAAGGGTGTTGTCGCAGTCCCTGAAACCGTGGTCGGCGTTGGAAATATCGTAAGCGGCGGGCATGTTGGGAAAGCTGTTGAGGATTCCGGAGTCAGATTCAAGGATGCGAAGGACTTTATTGGCGGGTTTCATTCTGACAGATACAAGAGCGCCGAGCAGGAGATAGGCCAAGCGCAAGGCTTTCTGAACTCACTTGAAGCGCTCGGGAAGAATCCACATAACCTGATGGGAAGGGTTGTTGAATCCGTTCCTTCTATGGGGCTTGGCGGCGCAGTGTCGAAAGTCTTGCCTGTTGGCTCGGCAGTAGTTGCGGCGGCGGCAGGAGAGGGCATTGTCGGCGGGGGCTCGGCAGCAGAAGGCTTTCGGCAAGAAAGCGTAGATAAGTTGATCACCGGGAAGCAGGCCGCAGCCTCTGTGTTTTCAGGAATGGGAACGGCTCTGTTTTCACTGTTGGGCGGGAAGGCTGCTGCGAAGCTTGGAATCGACGACCTAGACACTGTACTGGCGAGCAAGGCGGGTTCTGAAATTGTCGAGGCGATGACGCCGGCAGCAAATAAGGCCGTTGGGCTTAAGTTCCTCAAAGGGTTTGTATCAGAGGGGTTGCTTGAGGAAATGCCGCAGAGCATGCAAGAGCGCATGTTTGCAAACTATGGCAACGGGAAACCCTTGTTTGAAGGCGTACCAGAATCGGCCGCTGAGGGCTTGCTGACTGGTGGGGTAATGGGCGGCAGTTTTAGTGCGACTCATAAAGGAGGGCATGCAGAGCAATCGGCAACCGATCTAACTGCACCGGTACAACAAACCCAATCTACCTCTCCAAATTGGACTGATCCCATTCTTGGAGCAAACAATGCCAGCACACAGCCTACAGCCGCAGGACAGCCCGCAGCACCTTCCGTTGTGGCTGCGCAAAGCAGTCAAAGCCAAAGCGGTGTCATACCAGGAGGCGCAACAAATCCAGGGCTTCGCGATGATGACGGAACCGGGCTATCTGATCCAGTTGCCGCCGGAGCTAGCGCAAGCGGAGCAGAATCTTTGGTTGCTGGAGGCAATGACGCCCAGCAAACGCAGGCAGTAAAGCCGCTGAACTGGTTTTCGTTCCTGAAAGAGAAGGGCGTCAATCCTGCTGCGCTGAAGACAGGTACGGAGCAGCATGCCGCGTTGAAAGAGGAATACACGGCACTGAAGGCGACCCCGCAGGCGGCCATGATCGCTGCAGCAGAATCGCAGCAGACCGGCGAAGATCCGCAGTTGAACGCGGCGCGCGATCAGATTGCGCAGTCTGGCGAAGTCTCTGCCGTGAAGATGGCGAACGAGCTTGGCGTGTCGCGCGAAGAGGCGGGCGGGTTGATCGAAAAGATTACCGGCAAGCCCGCAATCGAAGCGATCGGAAAACAGGCGGACGGGATTGAGACGCCAGACGGGCGCATGCTGGTCGCGCCGAAGCCTACCGCGCTTGATGATCTAGAGTCGCAGGTTGATCAAATGCTGGAACAGGTAAAAAGCCCGCCGGCCATCACAGGGCAAGTTGCGCCTGCTGTAGATCAAGTTCCTGCAAGCATTGAGAGCGCCGTACAGGCCTCACAAGCGATTGCAGCGACGAAGAAGGCTCGCGCTACCCCCGACGACTTGCTTGGCTTCCTGAACGCAAGTGGAGGCGTCAGTATGGGGCTGAAGAACGACATCGATGGAGATGCAAGAGGCCGTCCTGGACTGTTCCGCGCAAACGGCCTTAACGTCGATGAGATTGGCGCGAAGATGGTCGAGCAGGGGTATATCACCCCTGATCAAGCTACTGATCAAAACGAAGTGCTAGACCACCTTCGGCGTGCTGTTGGCGGAGAGCGCATCATGACTGCACAGGGAATGCAGAACGCACAGGCACGCGAGGAAGAATTGAAACATCGCGCCGGTCTTGTTGAACAGGCGGGCGCGTTAGGTATCAACCATCGCAGCAAGAGCATCGACCAGCTTGAATCAGCGATTGATGCACACGCGCAGAAGGTTGGCGCTATCGAAAGCATGAGCGACGCTGAGCTTGCTGATGCAATCAAGGCTGCGACGGCCGAGAAGAAAAAGGGCAAGACGTTCAAGAATCAGCGCGAGTGGCAGAACCTGACGGATGAGAAGGCAAAGCGGCAGGCGCTGGCGCTGGTGGCGAAGCGCGAAGCATCAGAAGCAAAGCGATTGGCGAATCTTGCGGCAGAGCAAGAAGAACTCATGCAAGCAGTTGAACGGTTTGCCGCTGAGTTTGGATCGGAATCGGAAGGTGTTCGCTGGGCGATGGAGCGCGCTGGGCGTATTGAAAATGAAGCTGATGCAGGCATGCGAAAATCGGGCTATGCTGCATTGTCGCGAACGATCAACAGTGGACTTGATGAACGCCAGGCTGAAGCCGCGCGTATCGATAAAATCATAGAGGATTCATTTAATGAAGATACCCACCCCAGACTTCAGCAAGATAATCTCCCCGGAGACGAGGGCGATGTTGGACAAGTTCACGCCGGAGCAGCGTCAGAAGGTAACTCAGTTGGCGGCGGATATGATCGTAACCAAGGCGATCAAAGCTTCAGCCTTGAATCGCACGACGTTTCAGGATTAAAAGCCAAGACTGAGCGCGAGGGCGATCAAGCCCTTGCCGACAAAGCGACCGCCGACGCGCAACGCGAAGGCTTCACACTAGCCCCGCAGGCCGCGCAAGAGAGCAGGAGCGCAGGCACTGCCGATATGTTTGGTGGCCCAAGCGTGGCGGATTACCAGGCCTCGCAGCAAGCCAAGCAGAAGACCGCAGGCCAACAGGGTGGGCCTGATCTGTTCAGCGAGCCCGCGCAATCAAATAACGATCAAGAAGCGAAACCCGCACAGGGCAAGGATTCTGGCGAATCTGTTGCAGAAAAAGCGCGGGCGGATCAAGAAAGCGACGTGTCGCAAAAAGCCGAAAAAGTAAGCACATCCGCCGAGCCGGTACAGAATCCTGCGCAATCTATGCAGGTCAGCGCGAAGATCGAAGACGCTGGCGATCAGCTTCACTGGAATCGAAAGAATCCTTGGCGCGGTGGCGGATTGAAGTTTGAAGACTTGGTCGACAAGAATGACACCATGCGCGTGAAGCTCACGACCAAAGGAAAGGTATGGGCAAAACCAGATTGGGCCGGGTGGGTCAAAGGGCTTGAGCAGTACGACGACAATACACGCGAGGCCATGACCATTGCCGGGCGACTGGCGAAGAATGTCTATGATGCAATCCCCGCTTCTCCGAATACAAAGGATGACGAGTCGCTACGCCGTTATATCGAAACGGTCACGCAGATCAAAGAGGCGACAGAGCAATTCCTGAACGACCCGGACGGCGTAAAGAAGATGCTCGTCGAGACGTTCGCGGGAAGCAATGATTCTTTGCGTCGATTCACAGAAGGCGTGAAGCAGGCCAAACATCCAATCTTTGCTGCGGTATTCCCGGATCAGGCGGGCGGCGCAAAGTGGGTACAAGGAACTGAATCCCATCGGCGCGGCGTACTGGCTGGCAAGGCTGTTGGCGCTATGCAATGGAACAACCGAGACTATGCCAAAGCAAAACAGGACATCGATGCAAACGGCTGGCCGGCGAAGCGTGAGGCGTGGCAGCGCCAAGGGCTGAAGATCATTTCGCGTGATGATGTGCGCGCTGCAGTGGGGAATACTTCACAAGGGCGATACCTTCCGGGTTTGCGCTACCCTGGCGGACGTTGGGAGGGCGTGACAAAAGACTCTGTTGATACGCGCGCAGAGGCGCAGGTGATCGCTGATCAAGCGCAGGCGGCTTTGCCTGAGTTCCGTTTGATTGGAAAGACCGGGCGCATTATTGGTGATTACAAGACAGAGGCCGCGGCGATTGAATCGGCTCGCGCGACAACTGCGAAACAAGGCGGGCGCGACGAGAAAGAGGCGAGCGAAGTCTGGACGCTAGACACCGCAAAGCGGATCGGCGCAGAGCGCAGGCCGCACGGAAAGAACGTCAGCAGCGACGAGCTGAAAGAGGCGTTTGGCTTTCGCGGGGTGAACTTCGGCAAGTGGGTTCCACAAGATGAGCGCCAGAAGCACTTGAACCATGCGCACGATTCATTTAGCGACTTGGCAGAACTTCTTGGCGTTCCGCCAAAGGCGTTGAGCTTGAACGGTATGCTTGGCATTGCTTTTGGTGCGCAAGGTAGCGGCGGCGGAACGGCGGCTCATTTTGTACCGGGCGTGAATGAAATCAACCTGACGCGCACAAGCGGGGTCGGCTCTTTGTCCCACGAATGGGCGCATGCAATGGATCACTATTTTGGGGTTCAGGCAGGGCTCGAGCGTGATGCAGATCCATTCGTTTCGGAACTCGCCAGCCGGCATGAGCGCCGATGGCCAGCAGGGGCCGAGATTCGGCCCGAAATCCGCGAAGCATTTGTGTCGCTGAACAAATCATTGAAGGAGCGGATCGAGACGCCGGCAGAAACTGACGCGCGCAAGCGTGATCAAGTGGCGCGTGCGCGCAAAGGTCTTGATTCGTTCATCGAGCGCCACGGTCTAGACGGGAAGATCAGTGCGGAGGTTATGGCGCAGTTGCGGGCGGGCGTGGCCGGGGAGAACGTCAAACTCGACAACAGTTCTCGCAAGCGCTACCCGGAAACGGTCGGCGCAATCGTCAAAAATGTTGGCGAAGAAGCCGGCTTTGGCAAGGACGACATTCAGTCATTGGATGCTGTTGTGGGCATGGTGAAAATGACGCTGGATAGCCTGAAGACGGACGCCGGGTCAGGCCGGGCCATCCACACGCAGTTCTACAAGGCGCTTCAAGGAATTCAGAACGATAGCAAGAAGAAGCAGAACGGAAAGGATTACTGGACGCAGCCGACAGAGATGTTTGCCCGCGCCTTTGAGGCGTATGCGTTCGACAAGCTGCTTCAGAGCGAAAGCCGGAATGATTACCTGGTGAGCGACAACCGTTCAGATGAAGACGCGCCACACGGTGATGAACGTCTTGCGATTGGACAGGCGTTTGATACGTTGGTGGCGGGGATTCAGACAAAAGAAACCGAAAGCGGCGTAACCATGGCCATGCGCACACGCGATTACCCGCGAGCTGGCCGCGCCTTGTTCATGGGCGAATCCGGGAAGCTTGAAACAAAGAAGATCAGCACAGAGGACGTGCGCGCAGCAATCACGCCGCTAGTTCGTTCGGCCAAGAACCTTCCGCCGCTGCAGGTCTATAAATCCACCGAACAACTCAAGAAAGGTGATGAGGTTGATCAGGCGGCTTATGCGTGGATGAAGGACCGTAACGGGCTGGACAGCATGCCGGCGCTGATGAGCAACGGGCGGATTTACATATTCGCAGACAGCCTTTCGAGTATCGACCAAGCTCGTGAAGCGATCCTTCACGAAGGACTGCATTACGGCTTGCGCGGGATCATGGATTCCGATACCCGCGATGCGCTGATGCTGCAGATCAGGCAGGCAAACCCTGGCATCGCTAAAGCTGCGCGTGAATTTCTGATCGAGAATGAAGACGCCAGCGAAGTAGAAGCTATTGAAGAAGTGATAGCCGAGTGGTCGCAGAACAACGAGATGTCGAATCTGAAGGGCTGGGCAAAGATTGTTGCGACGGTTCGTTCGTGGCTGCGCAAGCAGGGCTTTGTACGAAGCTGGTCTGATAACGACATTCGCCAACTGCTGATTGATGCGCAAGACTACTGGCTACGCGCGCCGAAGAACGGCTATGCCAAGGCCGTGCAGGCGGGCACGCGGGCAATGGCGGGAAATGAGAATAGCGGCTATTCTGATGAAGAGGCGGCATTCTTCGCATCGCAAGGAATTGAGGTAAATCGTGGAAAAACAAATGACGCTGGCAGAGATGCGAGCAGTGGAAGCCGCGCACCAGGAGGCAATAGCGAACGGTTACAAGGCGAAGCCGGCTTCACAAATCTTGCGGGAGAACCCGCAGCTCCCGCCTGGCTCGATTCAAGTATTGCAGTATCTGGCGTCACTGGAGCGCCAACCGTCCTATATCGAGGCGGTGGAAGAAAACTAGCTGCGTCTGATTTTGACAGTGGGCTAGGCCGATCCACCGGGCTTAATACTGCGCATTTTGGAGTGTGGCTTACAACAGACGGGAACGAGGCGCGCGGGTATGGCGAGATTGTTGAGCGCTTCCATCTCGACGTTCGCAACCCCAAGCGATACGGCGCGGAAGGCCCACCGGCGGTAGGCTCTCCGCAAGAGGCGCGGGCGCTTGTTGCGAAGCTCAAGGCCGCCGGCTTTGATGGTATTCGCATTGATTACACCGAAGTCGGCGGTGCGGTTCATTACGTTGCTTTCAGCTCTGAGCAGATCATTCGGCCCAAAGACGACGGCAAGACGCGCGCAATGCGCAACTACACGCCGGATGAGCAAGCATTCCGCCAAAAGGCTGGCATTGGCGCACGTCCGACGATGATTCAGAAGCTGCGCCGCTGGGGCGATGGTGTTCGCGATTCAATGAGCTGGGACGCATTCCGGCAAGGGGCGCTTGACCAGTTCCACGGTATCGCATTGGCCGAGGCGCGCACGGTTGGCGCACTTCCGGTAGAGCAATCAGCCTATGTTACGGCCCGCCTGGCTACCGGCGCATCGTCTGTAATGCGTGGGCTGTTGATGCACGGACAGGCAAAGTGGGCGAGCAACGGGCAGCACCTGGAGAAGATCGACGGAACCAAGGGCTTGCTTGACATCCTGAAGCCGGTCGAGGGGCAGCTTGACGATTGGCTTGGCTGGATGGTGGCAAACCGCGCCAATCGCCTGATGTCTGAAGGGAAAGAAAATAACTTCACGGCTGACGACATCAAGGCCGGCCTTGCGCTAGCCAACGGTAGAGAAGCTGAATTCAAGGCCGTGGCCAACGAGTTCGCAGCCTTCAAGCGAAGCGTGCTGGACATTTCCGAGCAGGCCGGATTGATTGATCCCGCAGGTCGCCGCTTGTGGGATCACGCCGATTGGATTCCTTTCTATCGCCAGATGGAAAATGACACGGCCAAGGCCCCAGGCGGGAAGCGCGGATTGTCGAAGCAGTCTTCCGGAATTCGCCAGCTAAAGGGCGGCGAGTCGGCTATGAATGATCCACTGGAAAATATTTTGATGAACTTCCAGCACTTGATTGACGCAAGCCTGAAGAACAACGCAATGCGCAAGGTCGTCAAGAATCTGGATGGCTCTGACATTATGGAGTCGGTCGGGTATGGCATGCAGGGCGTGATGATTCCGCGCGACCAGGTTGAAAAGCAACTGATCGCCGCGGGCACGCCGCAGCAAATGATTGATGCAATGCCGCCGGAAGCGTTTGAAGGCCTGGCTAAGATGTGGGCACTGCACGCGCCAGAAGGTAAGGACATCGTTCGTGTGATGGATGACGGGAAGCCGCATTTCTACCGCGTGAATGATCCGCTGCTATTGCGCGCCGTCACCAGCTTTGAGCCAATCAATTTTCCAGGCCTTGGAACGGCACGCGCATTCAAGCGGTTGCTGACTCGTTCTGTTACGGCTACACCGGCATTCATGGCGAGAAACTTTATCCGTGACTCGGCGTCGACCGCAATCATCAGCCGCGATCGGACTGTGGTTCTCGGCGCAATGCGCGGGATGATGAAGAGCTATAAGGAAGAGGGTGGATTCGAGGATATGCTTTTTGCTGGGGCTTCGTTTGCTGGCGGGCAGTCTGAGGGTGCAGACCCCGAGTCGACCGCGATTGCAATGCGCCGCGCGCTGCGTGAAAAAGGTTTCTCGGCCTCGTCTGCGGATGAGTTCATGGCTTCGCTGATCGATACCCCGATGAAGATGTGGGAGAAGTACAAACACATCTCTGATTCAATCGAGAACGCAAACCGCGAGGCGGTCTATGAAGCGGCAGAGAAGGCAGGAAAGAGCAAGACTTCGGCCGCATTTGAGGCGAAAGACTTGATGGACTTCAGCTTGCGTGGATCGTGGGCTGGCTATCAAATCCTGGCGGACGTTACACCATTCTTGAATGCCCGTGTGCAAGGCCTCTACCGGCTTGGGCGTAGCGACCCGAAGCAGATCGCTTTGCGATCGGCAATGATGCTAGTTCTTCCGTCAATCATGATTGCGCTGGCCAACGCTGGAGATAGCGATTACGAGGAATTGCCGGACTGGGAAAAGGACACTTACTGGCACATCTTTGTAGGCGGTAAGCACTTCCGCATTCCCAAGCCTTTCGAGGTTGGCGTGATATTTGCGACAATCCCGGAGCGCATGACGCGCACAATGCTGGGGAATGATTCGCCAAAGAAACTGGCCTCTCGCGTGTGGTTTAATATCGCCGATCAATTCAATCTCGCGCAGTGGCCTCAATTCGCAAAGCCAGCGCTCGAGGTATGGGCAAATGAGGACGGATTCAGGAAGTCCCCGATTGAGAACCAGAGCGACGAAGGCAAGCTGCCGAGCATGCGCTCCAGCTACTACACCAGCGACACGATGAAGGCGCTCGCAGGGATAGTCCCAGGGGTATCGGATGCGACGGGCTTGAGCCCGAAGCGATTGGAATACCTGTGGAACGGTTATCTTGGTTCTGTTGGGGCTACCGCGCTAGGGGTTTCTGATTTTGTGGTTCGTCGCGCACAAGGGGTTCCGTATCGAGAGACAATGCGACTGGATGAATATCCGTTGCTCGGAGTGTTCTATCGCGAGAATCCTGCAAAGAACTCTGAGTTTGTAGAAGAGCTTTATAAGATGGCAAACGAATCCGCGCAGATTAAGCGCTCCGTGGATGCTGCAAGAAAGGCCGGTGACCATGAGCGTTCTGATCAGATGAAATCCGATAATTTGGAGAAGATGAGAGTCGGAAAGGCTATGCAAGATGGAGCCAAGAAGATGACTGGCTACGGCAAGAAGATCGCGCATATCCGCCAGGATTCAAGCATGACGCCAGAGCAGAAGCGCGAAGCGATCGACGAAACGCTCACTGCGCGTAATCGGCGTGCAGCAGAAATTGCAAAGCGCGGAATTGGAGCTTGGGGCGGGTCGATTTAGCCGAAGATTCGGGGCCCTAGATCGGCACCGACTTCGACGATTACGCCGATTGCTGCCAAGCAAAAAAGCAGGCCGAAGAAGCGATCTTCAGACCAGCGATCAATGCGGGAATGAAGTGCTACGCCTGCGCCGATCAGAAGCGCGCCGAGCAGGAAAGACCACTGCAGCGATAGAATTCCGGCTACGACAAGCAGGAGAACGATTGCGAATTGCATGCCGAAAGTATGTGGCGCGATCCAGAATCAAGCAAGGGCGTGAATAGGGGTTACTTGCGGGGCGGATTGGCGCGAGCTTCACGCAAGCGCTGTGCTTCGCGCAAGATCCAAGCGAAGCGATTGCCGTCTGTCTTAGGGTTGTATTCGGTCATTTACAGCCCGCCATTTGTGTTTTTAACTCGCCGACGTAGCCTTTGGCCGCGTTCAAGTCTTGCAGAAGCGCTCTGCTTGCGCCTTGCTCGCCAGGATATTCGCCGAATCCAAATCGGTAGTCGGGCGATGCTGGCACAGGGCCAAGACACGGCACCGACACAGGAACTTCCACGCGTACCGTCTTGGGATTGCACGCCGGCAAGGTAAGTAGCAGGCAGGCCATCAGGACATATCTCACAGCCGCCCCCACGCTTCTTTGAGGTTGTCCGCGCAATTGCCCTGCAGCTTGCCTATCCAATCGTCGCGCTTCTTAGCGGCATTGCGCTGGGCGATCGCATCCTTTTCGGCGCGCTGGCGGGCTGTGTTCGCCGCATCTGCGGCGGTGCGTAGTTGGGCAACTGCTGAATTCTGCTGCTCGATGGAAAGCTCCAGCTCGTGAATGCGCTCAACCTTTTTCGTGGCGTCACGCAAATGGTCGCGCTCCAGCCGCCAGCCATTGATGACGGCCCCGGCTCCGGCCGCCAGTAGCAGCACCAGCAGCACGCCGACCACGCGCGCGGCGATCATGTACGGGTTTGGAATTGTCGGGAAAGGGTAGTTCATGATTTACCTTCTATTGCCTTCCCGATCCAGCCGAGGACGATGCCGATAATCAACGTCCATACTGCGATGTAGTCTTTCCACGGCAGCGCGCCAGTAATCACGCCGTAGCCTGTGACGATCAGCAGCGAAACGATGATCGCGCCAGCAGCCCAAAGGATGAATTTCAGAATCATGGCGCGTCCTTTATCTCGATGAATAAACGTCCCTTCGCCAAGTCTGCGCGGGCCTCTGCGTTGAATCGTTCGATTGCGCGCCGGGATTCGGCGACGCCGGTTTCCGTTCCGCGCAAGCCGAGGATCAGGCAGCCTTCGGTATCGTCTGCATCGGTGCCGGAATGGATGCGAATTCCCTGAAATCCACTCTTGCCGTCCACCCGGCGCAGCTCCAGCACGTTCTTTTTGAAGCGCGGGCTGTACGTGTCCAGCACTTGATACCGCCCTGCCGGAATCGCCGTTACGCCGGGGATCTTCCCTTGACAAGTGGTCTGCGTGCAGTTGGTCAGCGTGCGCACAGGGTCTTCGACCGTGGCGTAGTTGTTGGTGCCTGTAACCAGAAGGCCGAGGGTGAAGGCAATGGCTGCGACCCATGTCGTCGGCTTGCGCATCAGGCTATAGGTTGTGTCAGCCATCCTGATCAACCATTCGGCTTTTTTGCCACGCTGACCATGCCTGAACACACACCCCGATAAATCCAAGAATCCCAGCTGTTGCCCCTGAATGAGCATCCATCCATGACACAAGACCCAATGCGTAGCCGCCGAGATAGCCTGTCGATGCAACCCAAATTGATCGGCCGAGCGGCTCCCCAATATCGTGACGGTGCCGCCATATGAAAGTAAGTAGGAGTGCGATTGATACGCCGGCTATTGCAAGCATCAAGCGAACTCTGGATATTTTTTCACTCATGCGCGCGGCGCTCCCTGTCATTGTTGACGGGAGGGTGGCATACACGGCGCGTGCGACTGGAGCCTATCATTCAAAAATTTGTGGGCGTAAAAAAGCCCGCGTGTGGCGGGCTTTGTTCAATCGTTGTTAAGAGGGGTTGGACTCATCGTTCCGACGCTAGAGCCACGGCTGCAGCGATAACGCCGCTGGCAACAGTCTGGCCTGCCGGGTTAAGGTGCTTGCCGTCACCACTATTAAATGCAGGCAACAACTGCGCAACGTTCGCCGGATCTGAACAGGCGGTGGAAATATCCGCCTTGACAATACCGGGCAACGCCATCCCCCATGCGTTTTGTGCGACACGCAACACCTCTTGCGGAGCAGTGAGGTCAGAGGCAGGCATCAACGTAACGAGGATCGGGGTGGTCCCGTATTTACGGCAAACCTCAACATCCGCTACAACCCTTGCACGCATCGCCGAGAAACCTGCCGCGCTCAAATCCCCATCATTGCCCGAGCCCAGCAGGATCAGCGCAAACCTTGGCAGAATCAGCGGGATGGTCGTGCTAATCTGATTCATAGAGGTGATTGAGTTTTGGCCGGACTGTGCAGCCACGTAGGGTGAAACCTTGAGATAAGCGGTGGACAGCAATGCTGCGGCTTTAAATACCATGCCGTAGGTGTTCGCCTCTGCCGCGTAGGCCGCCAGCGTCGAGCCACCAAATGCGGCGAGCGTGTAGCTCGGCACGTCAAACGTCCAGATCGCGCCAGATGGGCAAATCAACTGCCCCGCCGTCAGTGCAATGCCTGTGGTGTCTGCGATAATTCCGCCAGCGAATCCAGACTTGTAAATCTGTCCAGTTTCTGCAGCAAACGCGGTTAGCTCCCCTGCGCCGGGGTTAAGCGCACAGCCGGAGCCCGCGAAATAACTGCGGAAGTACGCATAAGTTCCGAAGCCGGCTGGCGGGGTGTAAAGATCACTGAGCACCTGTGTGATAACAGATTGCGGAGAAGTTCCTACGGCGATTGGAAGCGCAACGGTGGAAGCACCTACACATGTTGCTGCTGTCCACGTCAGCGCGGCCCCGTTGTCTCCGTCTGTGTTGCCCGTGGCGATCTTCATCCCGCCAAGCGTACTGGCGGTTGCTGTACCATTCTCGTAGATGGCTCGCAACCCCGTCGCTCCTGCTGGCACAGGGTGCTGATTGGCAATGGTGACGTTGTTGGTGCCTGCAGCAAATGGCGGGGATGTGTGGATGCGGTGCGCCGATGCAAACCGGGTGGGCGTCTCGTAAATCACACCCCCGCCCGCCGTTAATTCAATCCCCCCGGAGAGAGTCTTGTCGTAAGTCACGTTTCGCCCGCCGCGCGCACGGCACTGGATCATGCCGTCTCCAGACAGATACCGCACACGCACACGCAGGTCATCGCCGGGCTCAGCATAGCCAATGTCCGCCCAATCCTCCCCTATAATCGTTGCCTCTTTGACGAGCGTCCATTCGGCTCCGGATCCAACCTCGAGCGCCACAGTTACGCTGGTTCCGCTCCTCAGCCAGCCCTGAACTAGATGGCCGTCAAGATACGGCTCAAAGTCGGCAGTCTTTCCGACCGCAACGTTTCCGATGATTCGTGTGCGCTGATTGATGTCCATGTCCGAGGCTCCTGAAAAGATACTCAGAGCCTGACATACACGGCGCAGGAGGCGATCGGCTTATTTGCGCAATTCCATACTTGCGGAATTGATGGCTTGCGCAATTTCGTGAGTGCGTAACCACGTATCAAAGGACGCCACCAGAATCTCCTGATGGCTAAGCCCGGTATCGATGGCGGCTAGGCGCATGGCAATGTAGCGTGTTCCGTCCAGCTTTACTGTGACAGCCTTAGCCCCGCGCTTTGTTGTGGCCTGCACTGCCTTTTTAACGAGCCCGCCCATGCCCGGAAGTTGCTGCTGCCTGCTCATTTGCGCAACTCCGCGCCTGCGCACTTGCCCAATTGCGAAATCACGTAATCCCGCAAATGCCCAACTTCGACGGCTGACTTGCTGCATGCGTCAATCTCCTGTGCGGTGCGGCCGTCGATCATGCTGGCCTGGTAGTCAATGCGGTGATGTAGGATGACGGGCGCAACGGTTCCATGCTGGGAAAGTTCGATAGCAGCGGCTCCGGTAAGCCTGGCTCGCGGTGTTGCGCCATTTATCACAAACAGCATGCGCTTTGATTCGGCCTCGATCAGATCCACGGTCGCGCCGACTGCGCGCAGATCGTGTGGGCTTGGTCGGGTTGGAACGATCACCAGATCCGCCACGCGGATTGCTTTACGGATGTCAGACGTGACGGCGGGCGGCGTGTCAATAATCAGGTATCGATACCCGCGCGAAGCAATGCGCTGAACGTCCTTGTCGATGTCGGACAGATCGGCGCTAAACAATACCGGCGCTTCATTCTGTCGGGCGTGAAACCAGTCTGTCAGACTGGCTTGCGGGTATGTGTCGATGATCGCCCCCCTTCGCCCAGCGCTACCGATAGATGCCCGGCAATGGTTGTCTTCCCGACGCCGCCCTTTCTGGATGCCACAACAATGATTTTCACAATTGCCCCTTTGCGTAAGCGCGTGATTGCGTAGGTGCGTAGTGTGTCGGCGTTGATAGGCTGATGCGAGGGCAGGAAAGGGCCCTCGAAAAGACTGCGGCCCCACACCGTTTCCGATGCAGGGCCGCTGATGCCGGTTATGTTATCCGGCCTGGACTTGTTTGCTCGCCTCCCGGCAAAAGCGCCAGCATGTTTGGAGCGGGAAGCCGGGTTCGAACCGGCGACAGTCAGTTTGGAAAACTGAAGCTCTACCAACTGAGCTATTCCCGCGTTTAGGCTGTGGGCGGCCGAGAACCCCCGACCCTACGCCGTTGCCGCGTTTGACCAGCGAATGAACTCTAGCACACGAATCGACCGGACAAGAAAAACCGGACAAGAAACAGGATAAATTCCTTGTCCGGTTGGTGTCAAGCCTTGCGGCTACAGGCTTGGAGCTGGTTTTTACACCTCGCCGTGGAAGGTGCGGTGCATATCTGCCGAAGTCCATTTACGTCCAGAATGCCTTGCTGCTACACTAGCTGAGCGGGTTTTGACGTCCGGGAAAATCTGGATTTGTCCATCTGCAGCCGGATAAAAACCGGATAAAAACTGGACAAGAATCGGGCGGCTCGGCGTTGTCCGGTCAGGTGCACGACATGCCATCACTGAACGACACAAAATGCAGGCAGGCCAAGGCTACAGACAAGCCATACCAGTTACAAGACGGCGGAGGGCTATATCTTGAGGTCAGGCCAAGCGGAAAGAAGACGTGGCGCTATCGTTATTGGCTGAATGACAAAGACGGACGGCTGACGATTGGCGACTATCCGCGCGTATCTCTTCAGGACGCCAGGAGAGCCGCAGAGGATGCGCGGGTGATGTGCCGTGAAGGAAAGAGCCCGGCAATAGCAAAGCGGATCGAGAAGCTGACGGCCTTGGTGACTTCTGACGGAACGTTTGAATCCGTGGCGCGCGAATGGATCGAGAAGAAGACGCCTACCTGGTCGCAGCGGTACAGGAAGGAAACCGTCACGATTCTGGAAGGCAACATCTTCCCGCCCCTGGGCAGCATTCCGATTGCCGAGATTAAGCCGGCTACGCTGCTTGGCGTGCTGAAGATCATGGAGGCACGCGGCGCAGCCACCTACGCGAACATAGCGCGCAGCCGATGCTCGGCGGTGTTCCGCTACGCAGTGCAGAACCTGTATTGCGAGAGCGACCCGGCTGCGATGCTAACGGGCGCAATCATCAAGGGTAAAGAGAATGGCGCGCGGCCAATGTCCCGCGAGGTGATTGCAGGCCTGAAGACGCGGATCACGAACTACAGCGGAAACCACACAACCATCATTGCGTTTTGGATGCTCCTATTGACGTTTGTTCGCACGATTGAGCTACGCCGGGCCGAGTGGGCGGACGTTGATCTTGACGGGGCCCTATGGACGATCCCTGCCGATAAAATGAAGATGCGGCGGATTCACCTTGTCCCACTCTCGCGCCAGATGGTTGAGCACTTGCGATACCTGAAGCGGATCAGCGGAGGCGGGCGGCTGTTATTCCCGCACCTTCGCCGGCCTGATGAAATGATGAGCGTCGACGTGATCAACTCGGCACTGAAGACAATGGGCTACGCGCCCGGGGAGTGGTCCGCCCATGATTTTAGGGCTACGGCCAGCACGCATCTGCATGAGCTAGGCTACCCCACTGAGCACATCGAAATGCAGCTTGCGCACGCCGATGGAACGGTTAGAGGTATCTACAACCACGCCAAGTACCTGCCGGATCGGCGGGTGATGATGCAAGCCTGGGCGGACTGGATTGATGGGCTGTCTGTCCAATAAAACCACCCACAGTGGTTTTATTGGACTCTTCGGGGTCTAAACCTTGTTAGGCGTCAATGACCGGCATGTTTGCCCGCTTGATTTCCTCTGCCTCTTCTACGTCCCAAAGTATGCCGGTCAGTGCGTCAATCACCATGTTCGGCGGGGCGGTGCAAATGCACGCCAATGTCGAGCACAAGTGACTCACCGTTCTGTATTCGCGTTTCTGTTCTGCCGCTGTTGCCATATCTATCCTTTCTGTGTCCGCCTAACCCGTCGCTCAACCGGACTCCGTACCGGAGCCGGTTAGCTTTGCGTTAGGTATTCTCGCCGCCATTAATCAACGCATCAATTTGGCGCTGGCTCCAGCGTGATGACCGGCCTATTTTAACCGGCTTCGGAAATAGGTCCTTGTTTATCAGCGCATAAATAGTGCTCTTTCCGAGAAGAGTTTGGCGCTGTACGTCAGTTATTTTGATGAGTGTGTCGATCAGGATTGGTTGCACTTCATCGCCTCGCTTTCACATGCTAATCGAAGTCGCTCTAAATCTCTCAGCTTTGCGTCAAATGGTTTTCGCTCCTTAGATCCGTCAGGAATGAAACTTGTAAAGGTTGCAACGTGCCAGCGCAGTTCAGTTAGTAATTCTGCGGTGCGTTTGTATTTGTCTTTTGTCATAAATCCTCCGTCTTCGGGGCTTCTGGCATGGGCATCCAGTGATTCACGAGGCTGCTTTCGTATTCAGCTACATTTAACCATCGTCCTGTTGAGTAAAGACGAGCGACTTCAACAATCCCGCCGTTATTCACAATCACCCATTTATCCTTCGGAGCGCTCGCAATATCCTGCCACTGCGTCATCGCCCGCAACCGGTCAATCTCGCCTAATAGTGCGGCGCGCTCGTGGCTTTCTGTTCCCGGCGTGCCGACGTAAATCGGGTCAATCGCTATGCGCAGGCTGGCTTCTAACTCTTTTGTTAATGTCATTTCAATACCATTTCTTCCGGGTTGAACCCGAATTATTGATCCAATAATCCATGTTTGGATGTTTTATTGGACGGATTGGTTACGAAGATACGTTAGGCACTCGCCAGTTTTCCGATGAGCGCCACAACAAAGTACAGCGCCACAATCACAGTCAGCACTTCGTATCGCGCCCGGCTCTTGCCTGCTGAGTATCCTTTTGCCCACTCGCGCGTTATAGCGTCTGGCGCAGCAAATACTCTCAGGCTATCGGTCAATCGTTCAAAGTCTGGCATTTCATTCTCCTTGTAAATTCCAGCCTAACAAATCCTTCCAGCGAACCGGCTGAAGCCGGCCGCTGAAGTCACGCGTTAGCCGTCAATGTAGTCGCGCACTTCGCTATCACGCACCCGCTCGCGGCACACTGAGATAGCCTTGTCGCGCTCGTCCTTTTCATCACGGTCTAGCGTTTCAGCCTTCCGTGCTAGGTAACTCACCGCTTCCATGTAGGTGCGGAAGTATTTAAAAACCAGATGGCTTGTGCTTACGCTCCAGAGTGTCACCATCGGCTCTGCATCCTTCTCTTTCAGCATGTTGTCTGCCATCTCTCGGGCAGTAATCAACTGGTCGTAGCTGAGTGTCTTCAGGTATTCCTTGATGCTCATTTTGTCCCCTTTCCGGCTAACCCGGCACTTGAGCGGGACCGCTTTCAGCGGCCCCTCAGTTCTGCGTTAGGCGTCGCGTCTTCTGTCAGCTCCAAATAAATCTGAAGAGTGTGCATCGCCTTCTTGATGTCAAGACGCCCGCCCTTGTCCTCTTCGCGGGCTAGGTACGCAATGACAGTGCCCTTTACAAAGCCTTTTAATTCTTCCGGCGTCATCCACTTACTAAGAACCTCCCATGGCTGATAGTTTCCAAGCTTCTTGTAATGGTCTCCGCCCTCTTGTGTTTCAAGCGCCGATGTTTTATTGCTCATTCCTCTTTCCTTTCTGTGGCCGCCAGTTGGTGTTTCGTGATGGTGTCGCGATGCACGTCATACAGCGAAGCACACGATGAACAGAGTTTTTGTGGCTTGCGTTGCAGTTATGGCACGTTTTCATCACATCGCCCTGCCAATCTCAACCGCCACATCTACAGCAGCGGACTGCCATGCTGCGGTTTTGGATGGGTGGTCTGCGAATGATTCCTCCATGTAATAGCCACCATCTGACGACAGTTCGCAGCACACAAATTTATATTCGTGATTTTGAATTGATGAAATCCCCAACTCCGCGCACATCACTGCGCACTGGCTTCGGCCTGCTTCTGTGTCGGCTAGAGGATTCCACAGGCCGAACTCCGGACGATGCAGACCGACTGCTCCGCCATCACTGTGTTCGCTGTAGCAGGTATATGCAATCCCGCAAGACTTAGCCGCGAGGGTGAGTTTTTCTTGGTTGGTCATTTCTTCATCCTTTTCCATACTGCACGTTCAAACCCACCCGAGTTTTCCGGCAAGTGCGGGAACTTAGCTCGCACATGGGCCTTCGCTGAAATCATCGCGGCTGATCTGTTGTTGCTGTATCCATAATCGCAAGGCATCACTTCTTCCTTTCGCGGATAAGGTCTGCCACATGTTGCATTCCGTTGGCGTGATCTTTTGAGAACGGATTCCGTGTGAAGCATAAACTCAAGCAAGCTTCAGTTTCATCCGCTACAGCCTTGTCGATTGCGGCTTGGAGTTCGGTTGGCTCCGATCCCTGATTGATGAACGAAAACGCATCTGAGCGGGATATGTCGCCTTCTTCGCACTCAGAGGCGTTTGTGAGCAACAGGTTAGCAATGATGTTGTGGGCTGATTCGTGGTACACCTGCGCATCCGCCAGCTTGCGCTGCGTGGCTGCGAGTTCAGATTCAAGTTCTGCGATACGCTTACACTTCGCCTGATTGTGTTCAAGCACGTACTCCATCGTGTCCACGTTCATGTCGCACCTCCCTTAATCGCTACGATGGCTTCGCATCCGCTGTGGTAGTTCTTCGGCTTCTGCACACCCTTCCACGCGTCATCCCCATTTAGCGCGCTGGTGGCTCGTGCAGCTATCCACGCATCGCGCAGGCTGGCGCTGGTGCTGCCACTGGCGACACGCGCAATGTGGTCAAGCGCATCTCGCATATTTCGCAGTTCTGTTTCGTTTGGTGTGGTTATTTCAGCCTCCTGATTGCTTGAACAAACTCACCATCTCCCAATGCGCCAAGCTCCAATAGCCTTGCAATCACTCGTTCCCGCTCTGCCGCCAGTAAGGCGGTGAGGGCTTCGGGTTCGTGCTGTTGGTTGATGAACGTGAATGCTTCGGCGCGGCAAATATCCCCTTCTTCTTTGGAGTCAGATACGTTTGTTAGCAGTAGATTTGCGATTAGGTCGTGCGCCTTTTCACAGTAGGCTTCCGCCTCCGCCAGCTTGCGCTGTGTGGCTGCGAGTTCGTCATTAAGCGGCCAAGCATCTAAGATTTCATCGCCGACATACTCAAGCAGTGGATTCCCGTTATCGAAGTCGTAATACGCTCCATCAATCGCAGCCACCACGCTGAAAACAATGTCTCGCTCCCCGTCCCAGTTCGATACGTGACGAACGGCGTGCGTTGGCGATTCTGGAAGTTTGAAATTCATCACACTTCTCCCCTGATTGCTGCGAGTGCTTCTTTTGATAAAGATATGGGGCACGGAAATAGTTGGGCTATTTCCTCAAGCGCATCCGTCGCTATCTTGAGATGGGCGCGGAGTTGGTCTCGCTCTAATGTCAGTGCGTCATAGTCGTGGTCGTATTGCGCCACCATCAAATCCAACTCAGCCACCTTCGCCAGCGCGGCATGGAGCTGGGGTGCGGGGACGAGCGGAATGTCGTGATAGGTGTCTTCCTCGGGCGACACAGTAGGAAACGTCAAATCTCGTTGATCGTTTTTACGTAGCCCATTCCACCACAACACCAGATCCACGCTCACCGCCTCAATGGCAGCGAGTTTTGCGCGGAGTTGGTCGTGTGCAATCCCGACTTTCACCATACGCTCAAATTCGAGCCGGGCTACGATTACAACATTGCAATCGTCGGGGTACGAATACAGATCCTCCCCATCCTCCCAGCTGAGGAGTTTTGCTGTTGATTCCTCGCGCCCTTCCTGCCGGGCTGCTTCGAGTGCGGCTTTGTCGTCGAGCGGCTTGTTTAGGAAAACGTCAGGTTCCCGGTTCCAATCATCGTATGTACCTGATCCAGGCTCCCCGTAATAGAGTCGTTGATCATTTAGATCTCGGTTCGACCACTCGCAAAAATAGCCGAAGGGCTCAATCTTCTTTGTGTCAGTCATTTTGTTTCCTTAACTTGCCATGGTGCAGTTCCATTGCACATTTTGATAAACATCTCTTTTTGTGCATCCCCAGCACCATCCCACGCAGCCTCCCTCGCAGCCCTCGCACCATCCCACGCAGCATCCCACGCAGCATCCCACGCAGCCTCCCTCGCAGCCCTCACACCATCCCACGCCGCAGCCCACGCAGCATCCCTCGCAGCCTCCCTCGCAGCCCTCGCACCATCCCACGCAGCATCCCCAGCACCATCCCACGCAGCACCTAGCTCACTGCGTGACGCTAAACCGTTCGCGAAACGTTCAGCCACATCGTTGCAGTGTTTTACGAGGGGATCGGGACTTAAATGCTCAACCTGCCGTGCGCACCAGACGGCAAACAGCCTGCGATCACGATCTGTGGCATTGCTCGCCCGTAGCGCCCACAGCGCATCATCAAGGCCATTCGTTTCAAGGATGGATAACAGGCTGATTGGTTCTGCATAAGCGAATCGGATATAGGTTTCTCGCTCAGGGTCGAACGGAACACCCTTTAGTGCAGATACGACTTTGTTGTAACCGCTGATGCAGGCTTGGTGTTTTCGTAAGGCTTTTGGTGTTGTTGTAATCATTTTGTTTCCTTCCTTGCTGCGACGGATTTATCTATCAGCTCAAGGCGCACACAAGCCGGAGTATTAATCACAAGCTCATTGGTATTCACCTCGAAAAACAAATTAGGATCTTCGTGTAGAACAACGAACAATCGTTCAACATCCTTCTCCGCAGCAGCGAGGCGTCCCGTGTATTTCACCACCTCGTCATTCATGTTGGCGGTAATGTCCAGTACCTTCTCTTTCGCAGCAGCGAGTTTGGCAGTTTGCTTTTCATACGCATCCAGCAACTCTCCCGGCGACTCAAAGCCTGCAGCCTTACACGCCTGATAATCTGCGCGGTGCATCTCTAGCTCAGAGGGTTGGCCGTCTGTGCGCTCGTATTTGACAAGCTTGGCTTGCAGCTCTTCCAAATCAGCGAGTAGGGCGGGAATGTACGCACTGAGAGCATCTGCCTTATCCAAGCAAAACCTATAATTGTCGCAGACAGCTAGCGCCCGCAGATCGTCGAGTATTTCAGGTGTTGTTTTCATTGCTGCGATCCATTCTTCACGTCGGAGAGGGCTGATTTAACAAAAACGCGCCACGGCTCGTCTGAAGGTTCTCTGCTATTTGCATCCGCAAGTTTTATCGCCCGCACTAACACGCCCTGCCGGCGCTCAAGCTCCGCAATCCGCGCCTGCAACTGAGCAACTTCTGGCGATGGCTGCGGGGCGGTGAATAGGATGCGGCGGTCGTTAGCCCATTCCGATCGTAAGTATGTAATGTGATCTGTCTCTCTCCACTGATCCCGTTTGTCCCCTTTCACCTGATACACCGGATCACACCCATCGCTGGTCGCGTCGATGATGGCACCGACAATATGGGGGTGAAGCTTTTCGCCGTAATATTCCAGAACTCCACAAATCTTTTCACGCACAATTAACCCCTTCTTGTCTGCATTTAAGCCATTTCGCCAAATCGTTATGTCCGCGCTCTTCAATCGAAGCCGAAGCGCGACGGAAGAAATCATCGAACCCTTCTGCAAAAGCAATCAGCCCCGCTAGCTCTTCACCGTTCGCGCCAATCTTTCCCGTCGATTCGAACCGGTCACGCAGGTTTGCGCAGGCGATGTAACCAAGCTCTGCGGCGTTCTCAGCCTGAATGCGGCTACGCTTTGACGAGTAAGCCCCAGCGAATGCCAGAAAGTGCGATGACTGATACAGGATCGCCCAATCTCTTTGCTCTGCCTGACCAGTCCGTATGCGTTCGATGGACTGGTGCAAGCGCAAGCTGTTCGGGTTGACCCTCGTCTTGACGATTGTCGGGATGGCGCAGCGGCTCATGCCGCCTCCTGCTCGAAATAATCAGGCACGCTCAAAACGTGCGCGGCGATGGCGTTGCAGATTGCGCGCAAGTCGCTGGCGCGGTACAGGATCGCGGCCCGGTCTTTTCCTACGGGCTCAAATCCGAGCCTGGAGAGTGATTCGCGGGTGACGCTGACGATGCTCAGGCGTGAGTTGATCTGTCCGAGGGTGATGCGTGCGGAGGTGTCGACTGCCGCCTGAATGTGCGGAGCTGTGGCAGGGTTTCCGAGTAGTCTCGCCGCTACATCCGGGGCAATAGGTTGCGCTGAGCTGGCCTGCTGTTTGGCGCGCTCTTCTTCGATGCGCGCGCTTGCCGAGGCTTTGGCGTCTTCCTCTGCGCGGATCTTGTTGCGCAATTCTTCCTCTTTCGCCAGCGTCTCAACCTTGTGGGCTGCAATCCGGTTTGCAATGATCGCTGAAAGATCGTCCGTCGCTTTCATGACAAGCGTGGCTTTGTCGGCAAACAGGAAATCAAAGCCTTCGCCCATTGTGGCGATGATGTTCAGATTGGCGTTGATCCGTCCGACTGATTCATTGGCCTTGATCTTCGCGCTGGCAAGCTCCGTAGAAATCTTGTCCTTCATCGAGTCGAGCGACTTCAGGCCTTTGATCACGCCGGCAAAGTCTGCAGCCTGGTTCGTGAAGAACTCGCACTTCAGCTCAAACACGTGCGAGGCCAGTGCGCGGGTGGCGTCCATCACCATCTGCATGCGGCGATTTTCTTTTTCGCTCTTCACCAGCTTTTCCAAACTCAGGCGATTGCTGCGCGCCAGATCCTTGAGCGTGGCTTTCAGCATGCGCATGGTGTCGATGCACTCAACCTGCGCCAGCGCGGCAGATTCGGCGGCGTCCAGCATTTCCTCTGCCTTGCTCAGGGCCTTTATTGCTGATTCGCAGTCTGCAAAATCCTGATCGTTCTCGGGCTTCTTGTTGATGCGGGCAACGAAGGATTGCAGCGCGGCTTCGAACTTCAGCAGGTTGTCGGTAACGGCAAGCGAGCCGGTGACCTGAACGAACACAGAGGGCAGGGTTTCTACCGGCGCGGCGACGATTTGCGGGGCAGTAGCCTGCGGGACGAATTCAGCCAGATCGACAGCAAATTGCTTCCAGCCGGCGATCAGCGCGGCGCGGCGCTCGGGCTTCGATGCGTACCAGATCCATGTGCAGTTTTCTTCTGTGCCGTCAGACACCATAAACAAGGTGCGGGCTGCGCCAGAGACAAGCATCTGATGCTCCGCCTGCGGCCAGTGCGTGTCCGGAAGGTCATTGTGTTCGCTGATGTAGGTGGCCAGCCAGCCGGCGAACAGCTTGTGTTCACAATTCACGTCCTCGGCCATCGTCAGGCCATCGAATGAGGCCAGTAGCGGCAGGCCTTCAATCTCGGCCGCGCCAGTGCAGGGATAGAGTTCTTCGCCGATGATGCCTTCGGCAATCGGGCGGGCACCGGCTTCTGAGGCGTGGCCACGATCAAATAAGGCTTGCGTGGCCGGGGCAATGTCGGCGGTGATGCCGGTCTTCTTCATCGCCAGCAGGTCGCCGCGTTTCTGGTATTTCGACAGGCCCATCATGGCCGGCGCTTCGCTGGCGGTGAAGTGCTGGAGGCGAGTGGCCAGCCATTCCGGCGAGCCCTGAACGAGATTGAAGATTTTCATGTTATTGCTCCTGATCCATTGCAGAAACGAATTCGGCGTGTTCGCCCATTGCGTCGGCGGGTTGTTGTTCAGTGGTGATCGGCTTGATTGCGCGGATCGTGGCTTGCTGTGCGGGGCTCAGATTGAAGCGGCTTGAAACCATATTGATGATGTGATCAGGGTTTGATTTCCCCTCGTTAATCTTCGCTTGCCAGACGTCCTTGTTTGCTGCCATCTGTGCTTCCGTGTAGTCGGGAAAGATCACTTTGGCCTGGCGGCTGCTGACGACTTCGGCGCGGCCCATGTCGCGTTCTGTGATGCGCTCGGCTTCGTCCTCGTCGTAGATGCCGACAAAGCCAAAGGCGAGGCGGGATGTCTGGATCATGGTTTTGTGGCGCAGGAAGCGCTTGGTGTGGGACTGCCAAGGGCCGTCGATTTGGTAGCCGTTGTTGCCTTTGAACGGCTCACGATAGACTTCATCTAGATATTCGCGGATCACAATTGGGCGGCTGCGATCCTTGCGGTACATCACGCACTCCATCCACTCCGGGGCGTCTGTGCGCGCTCCTGGCATGCGAATCATTTTTTCTGATTGGCGGAACTCCATGCCGTCAAATTGCTGGTTCTCGTTGATGATGCGCGACCAGCCATCAACACCGACTACCGGAACAATGCCATTCTTCTTGTCCGGGAAGGCGTAGATTTCCTTTGTCCAAGGATTCAGCCCATACTGATTCGATACAACAAGCAAGGCCGACATTTGCGCGTCTGTGACGTCGCCCTTGAACGCGGTTGCTTTCAGTACGACCATCAGCTCATGCGCTTCGCTGCCTTCCACGCCCAGCTTAGCCGCCAGCGTTCCGACTTGCTTCAATACGATATTGCTCATTTGCCAAACTCCTTGTTTGCCGCGAACTCGGCATCTGCCTCGTCGCATGTGTCTAAAATTTCTTGCGCCAACTGGCGAGCCAGCCGTGTGTTCCAGTCGCCGCCCTGCACTGACAGGCTTCCGTTGTGCGACATGATCTGAATTCGTGGATCAATCCCCCTGCTGACGATGCAGCATTCGGTCGTCCAGCCATCTAGGCCTTTGATACTCATTTGGCGGCCAGAAACGAGTCTGGAACGCCGTAGCAGCTCTGCGCCTTTGCGCACGCTTCCTCGACTCGAGTAAGGATGTGCTGGCGCAACTCGGCTTGCTCGGCCTCGCTGCGCACCTCGTCCTCAAAGCTCATGCGTCCGGCGATCCCGATCAGCATGAAGATGATTGCGACGGCCCAAAAGTCTTTGGTTCGCATCAGAAGAGTCTCCATTTCAGAGAAGCTCCGACAAACCAGGTTGTGTTCTTGCCGAAGGCAGGGGCGGTGATGATGTCGACGCTCAGATCGTCCGTGCCGATGTTGATCGTCGGTGCTGCGATTACCGGGCTGTTGTAGCCGGTAGCGGCTGCAACCATGATCCCGGCGCGCAGATACTTCATCTGCAACGGACGGTATGCGTAGCCCGCATAAAACGTGTCTTTGTCGTAGCTGTTGCGGTAGTAGCCAGCAATCAAACCGCCATCGCCTAACGTGTGCTCGATGCCAAGGCCGTGATTTGCTTCGTTCCATTTCTCTGAACGATTGCCGTGGTAACTGACGCCGTGCGTGGTGATGTAGGTGTCTGCGCTGGCTGTTGATGCACAGGCAAGCAGCGCAAAGGCGAATAGAGCGCGTTTCATTTCGGCATTCCCTTCATGGCTTCTGGATCGCCACGACGAAAGCCGAGGCTGATCATTGCTTTAAGCTCTTCGCAGGCTTGGCAGCAATTGCTGTTGCGGGCGGCTTCAAACTTTGCGCAGATTGCGCAGGGCCTGTCTTTTGCGATTTCGGTCATGTAGCCCATGATCAAGACCCCATCAGGTCAAGAATTGACGGGAGCGCGTCAGGCGCGGCGGCGGGCAGCAGGGAAGGGCGGCGCAGCTCAGTCCCAATCAGCGCCAGCTCTTCCAGAAATTCTTTCAGTGCATCTACGGTCATTTCGTCCTCCAGTCTGCAAAGCCCTTGCGGGTTCGTGTAAGTGCTGCTGATGGAGTGACTATAGATATATCTATATATTGTGTCAATAGATTTATCTATATATTTTTACAAGACAATCCATCTTTGCCCGTGTGGCTGATTTTCTGGAGATTTTCGTGTCTTGGATCGACCCTTATACGTTCTCTGAAGTCGACGCAGGGGACGGGTTTTTCATCATTGCAGTGATCCTGCTTGTTGTTCTTGTAGAGGCCTATAAGAAAGGAATTAAGCGATTCCTAATCACCTTGGCGGCGATGTCTGCGGTCGGTGTGGCGATAGCGGTCTTCCCTTTGATTGGGTTGATCCTGGCGGCAGCCGCCCTCTTGCTGTTCTTGATTGGGATGGTATTGGCGTAAAAAAGCCCGCACTCAGCGGGCTCGTTGATGCAATAGCGATGGGCCTATCTTTGTCTTGGGTCTGGTTTGGGTTTGGTAAGCTTTTGGATCATTAGAACGTTTACTGCTATGACTGCAAGCAGTGTCATCGATCCAAACCCTGCCGCCTCGCCAAGCCCCGCGACAATAGAGGATGTGAGCAAGGTTAGTGCTATGGAGACCGCGGGGAATGATCGGGTTTTTAAGTGAAACAGCGCCACAATCACAAACACCGGAAGCGAATAACCAAGGCCTAAAGCAAAGTCGTTGATTAGCAGCATATCAGTGACAGTGCCATCCGCCGGTCTTGTGGTTGACGTGGCAGCCTTGTGAATCGGTGCCGCCAGAGTGCGCCCAGGCTGCGGCGCTGCTGAGGATTGCAAGGACGATGATTGCGGTGATGCGCTTCATGGTGTTAGCTCCGTGGTTAAAATTCAATTTGGTTAGTGTTTGCGTGGAAAGCGGTCTCGCTCAGCTCCAGCCGAGGCGTCTTAAAATCCGCTGAGCCGCCGACTTGGCTAGCGAACGATCACGGCGCGGAATTCCTGCGGCAGACTCATAAACCACATCGCCGCCGAGCGTAAGCGCTAAAACAATCCCGTCGCCCCCTCCTGACTCAATGACGCGCTTTGCATGGTTGAGTAAAAACACAGCTTCGCCCGCGTCGTTCGGACTGGCGAGCGACGGCCTTAACATCCTGATTACTTCTCCCACAATACGTTACCGAGCCTGTTGTTCATGCGACCATAATCCATTGAGATAGTGTTTCGCACTAGAGGACAAAAGGGCAGTATTTGACAAAATCTACAAATTCGACAAAATCGGTTTGACATTTATCAATCTGTCCAAATTTGACGATTGTTGTCTTTTATGGAGTCGTGAGTCATCTAGGCTCTGCGCATGCAATTACCCCCCCCCCCCCCCCCCCCC